GGCGGCCGAAAGTTTGTGTTACTTAAGGACGTGATGGTAGTCTATACTTTTGATGCAGAATCCCGCTGCATTTGTTATCTCTTCTACGAGGTCATCACCATCATCTGCTTCCCAAAATGTGCCAATGTAGTCATCATAAACGTCACCCATCTCTGCCTCAGTCAAAGGATAGAGATCGTTATCAAAATCAAACTCAATCGCTGTTACTTGGTACTGCATCAGTTGTTGTTACTCACTCCTCCAACAGTTCGGGGTAGTATTCTTTGACTTCTTCAATCAACTCAGTGACAGTGTACTTGTCCAGATTCTCGTCAAACTGATCATAAAGGATTCTCATCATGTCCTTGATGTCCATACCATCCAAGATGGTGTTGATATAGTTTGCTTGCAGTTCGTCGCGGTCAATGATGTTGTCTTGCACAGTCATTGTTGTCATTTAGTGTGTGATCAGTTGTTGATGTCGGTCAGGTCAACTCCTACGTTCCCGTCCTCATCTTCAACGAGAACAGTTTCAATATCTGGCACGTCAAAGATTTCGCCAGGCATGTCTTGAATCTCGTCCCACATAGGTCTCGTTTGTGTCAACAATGGTAGTATGGCAGACATCGGGGTAACAATCAAGGGGGTGTGTGCCACTTGTCGGATTGTCACTGGGGCAATCATTGAAGTGGCACAGTACATCAACCACAACAGATTGTGATGCTGTAGGATGACAATCTGTGCCATAAGTGACACAAACTAACTCTGAGTTGTGTAGTCTACCTCTAGTGGTAGACTGTGACAATCATCGTAGTAGTTAGTGTCACTAACTCCTAGAAGACTATCTTCTAGTAACTGTTCTTGCAGTTCTTGATACATTTCTTCTACAGTCATAGTAACACTTACTATAGGGTACTAATAGTTATACTAGAGATAACCTATTTTGACAGTTTAGTGTAACACTTTTTACCGATTAACCACAAAAACCAGGGAAAGAGTTCATTATTACAACTGGTCGGTAAAATGTTAGACACAGTTAAAGGTTAATTTCCGAAAAGTACAAAAAACAGAAAACCCCAAGAATCTCAAAAGTTGAGAAACTTGGGTTTCGTCAATTATGCAAATTCAGCGAAAGTGTAACCGTTGGTGAACTCGTGAACTACCTTGTTATCGCGAATGAACCACTCAAACTGTTGCTGAAACACACCGTCAGTGTATGCATTGCAGAACTCGTTGATGATAGCGTTCAGACGAGATTTGGTGGTATTAGACTGCCAACCGCCATCGTAGACAGTAACGAAGTCATCACCAACCTCAGCAATCTTGTTGCCGTGAAGGTGAACAATAGAGACACCATCTGCAGTGGTGACAGTAGTGTTAGCGAGAGACCAGTTCTTGCCTGCCTTGATAGCAGCATTCATGAGAGACTCAATCTTACGCATGGTGTGGTTAGTGAAGTTTACGTGAGGGACTGGGGAGACTGCAGGTCAGGCGACCTTAGCAGCATCAGCAGCACCCTCAAGTTTGCCGAGCAACTGATTCAGCACGAGGTCGGTGCTGTTGTCGTCTTCCATGAAGGGGCAGTCAGCAGCACGCTCAAGTGCCTCGGTGAAGACTGCAATCTGCTCAGCGGTGAAAGTGACGGTGATCATGGTCGGTTGCGTTGATGAACTTAGTATAGGGCAGGGAGGGGTCAGCGGATGTCGCCGTGTACCACTACGTCAACTGGCACACGAGAGACAGTGTAGCGACTGATCTGATGCGAGAATTGACGCCAAGACTCTACAGTCTCATTCACGATGCGATTGTGCTGACGATCAGCACCCTTAGCAGTGCTGCACTTGCGACACTTGCGAAAATAGATGATCGGGTGCTCAGGTGACTCAAAGGTGTCAATCTCAACCTTGTAGAAGATGTTCATGCGAACTCCTGACGACTTCTATACAATACACGAGATCGGGGGCATTACAACCCCCTGTGTGCCACTTCTCAGACCATCACAAGGGCAGGCGACTTCTTGACACTGAAGGACATAAAGTTGCCACACTCAATGGACATACCCTCTGTGCCGAACTCTTCAACAATCTCCCACGATTCATGGTCTTGTTTGATGATAACAGCACCAGTACAGTTAGCATCTGCAACGTGTGCCTGATAGAAACCATAGGCAAAGTTGATGTTGCTGCTAACACTTTTCTCGTTGAAGAACCCATGCTCGCTGTCACCAAACCCGATCACTTTGTAGAGGACAGACATAACGAATTCCTGACGACTTCTATACAATACACGAGATGAGGTCGTCTGGGGGATTCAGTGGACAGTTCAAAAACTGTCCTCATAGTAGTCGGTTTCGCGTTTGAACTTTGCTACCTTCTTCTTTGACTGTCTTCGGATGTTCTTCACTTCATACCCGAAGTCTTCAAATTCGTCTTCAAACTGATAGCGTGGGTTATCAGTATCACGGCGATAGTTCTTCTTACTCATTGTCTTGGATTACTTACCTCTAGTTTATCCTTAGGGTGAGATTATTTAGTTTCAACAAGGGCACCACTTTGGATCTGTTGGTGTAGAAACCGCCCAACAGATGCTTTAGAATCGTTTAGTTCAATACCAGTGAGTTCTTTACTCAAACTCTCAGTAAATTCAGTGGTATTTTGACATTCAAACGTATATTCTTTAGTAGTATTGCTATTATACACGATTTTGACAGTATTATCAAGGATTTCAACAGATTTAACGGCAGAACTGTTGAAATTGTTGTAAATCATGGTGTGTTTGGCAGAAATGGTTAAAGTTTAACTCTGAAAGAATCTGAAAAACTCAAAATACTTAAAAATTAAGATTCTCAATAAAATGAAAATATTGAAAATCTCAATAATCTAGTTTTTTGACTTTTTGAGATTTTGAGAAAAGCGGCAGGAAGACCCCTTTGCCTCATGACAGTAGTATAGGGTACTTCGGATGGTTTCTGAGGGTTTGTGGACGGTTTCAGAGGTGTCACAGTGCTTCTTGACTTTCGTTAGGTCGCGTGCTAAGCCAACATCTCCACCGCACCTTACCCCCATTTAATTAACCTTTTTTTATTATTGATTCTCATTAAGACTATCTTATTGAGAACCCTTGCTATGACTAACGCGGAAGCACCTTGAAAACCTTATTGATTCTCATTAGCAACGTGTCTTGTCACTGCTAGTATATTTTGCCCTGGGTTGAGATCTTTTACAACTTGTGCTGCATCTTCATAGTCAATAGCATCTACTACAGTATGGTATCTTACCATGTGATATTCTTCATCCCATGTTTGTACTGAATACATTATTTGAATCCTTTACTGTTAGTTTGCTTTGACTTGACATCAATGACTTCTACATGGGATAGCATGTTTAAATGATTAGATTGAAACCACACTACTCTGAGTTGTTCGTAGTCTTCAAATGTAATTGTTTGTTTATCCTTTGTGTGTAGTTGATAGTGATGTCTATCGTATGGTTTATGCGACGTTTGCGTGAACCAATTGTTTGTCTGTGATGATGGTGTCATGATAGATTGACTCTCTATAACCTAGGTATTCTATTTGATTGTAGAACTGATTGTAAACCACGATGAGAACATGATGTTTCTTATGCATGGAAACTAGATCATCTGCTTTTGGTTTAGTTGCTACTTCTAGTGTGAAGTAATCATCAGTGATACAGTATACCCAACCTTCATGTTCTTGGTATCGCGATACGTATCGTACTCTATCGTTAACCTTTGGTGAATACATTATTTAAAATTAAAGTTAATGTTAGCACGGTATTGTTGATCAGAGCATGTAGTAGAATGATGTGGTATTTGTGGGTCAAATAAGAGAAGTCTATTTGCCACTGATTCTACTGGTGTGCCATTGACTACAGTGAACCCATTATTTGTGTTCAGGTATAGTATAGCACCTCTATGTGGGAAATCACCATCTACATGATCTTTGTGATGATAAACCTTGTGAGTACGTGGGTAAAGATTTGCTTTAATGCGATAGAAGATCTTTGACTGTAGTATCTCACCTAGGGGGAAGAGTTCTTTGATTGTTACCTTGATGTTGTGTGTGAAGTAGCAATGATCTTCTATGCCCATACCAGATACATTCTCTTCTATGAACCATGGAAGAGAACGTTCTTTAAGGAATGCATTAACGATAGCGTCAAACTCATCCTGTGGTAGGACATTATCAATGATCTTCATTATTGTGGTTCACATACAAGGTATTGATAATAGTTACCGTAAGTATCTTGTGCTTGACGGCAGAAATACATTGGGTTCTTTGGTTGTAATGATGCGATCTCATTAAGAGTGATCAATGCAATAGCAAATTGTATGAATGGGAGGACCTTTACGATTGTCTCACGGTAGTTGTTTTTCATTCAAATACAGGGATAATATTTGGATTCCATTCTTCTCTGACTGCTTTCATGACATGAGTAGGGACGCCATAGTATCCCATATGCATCCACACACAGTCAACATATTCTAGATCTTCACGATCTACGAGTGGATTGAAAGCATCACAATAGTGGACAATCTCATATGGGACTTGAACTTGTTTCCATGTGATTGGTTCTTCAACATAGTATGGTACAGTCATTTAGGTTTTTTCACTCCCCAAGTCATTTCAAGTGCAATAGTAAGCAATATGATGAAAGCAAAGATGAATAGAGTCGTCATGGGTTATGGTTCTTATTCTCTTTAATTTTATTATAGATGGTGAAACCTAGGGCACCGATACCAATGCCAACAATACAGCAAACAATCATGTGAATAAAGTGATGGGTCATTAGTTTGGAAAGTACATCATAGTAAGAGTAAAGATCACAAAGATCATGACTGTGAAGATCATTAAACCTACACCTGCAGGTATGATCCAGTCAGGCATAGGTTCGTGCTTCATTCGTCTGTCAGATGATCAGCACACTCTAGTGGTGTGCAATGGGCAGGGTCATAAAGATGATCTAGAATCTCTCCTAGTTCATCATACCGCTTGGTATTCATATGTTGCAGTGCTTCTGTTTGTGCTTTACGCACAATTGCTTCTACTTCTTGCCATTGACGCTGATTCATCAGACATCCCTCCGTAGTGTCTTAAGGTATTCTAGCACATAAGACCGAACATACATCAACTCATGATAGCATTTCTGATTATGAGCACATTGACGTAGTGCAGGATCTGGTTTGAGTACAGACTCAACAAACAGATCTAATCCCCTATTGAATTTAATATCTTGTGCTTCATCATCAGTAATGCTATTCTGATCCTTCATCCGATCTTCCTCAGTATGATAGTATTATCTAGTTGCAAATCCCAATCTAACATATCACCTGTATTCCATTGTAATTGTTGCAACAATTCTTCAGGGATAGGGAGCAGGAGATCATCACCGTCCTGCTCCAGTGTAACAGTATAACTTGTACTTGGGATTGTATCGCTCAATGTATTTTCGGGCATGGTCATGGCATGTAAACCAACACTTTTTCTTTTCAGTCTGATCCTCTAGGAAATAGGGGAACGTCTCAACATATGGGAACAGTTCAATCTTGCGACTGTTCGTTACCTTGATTTCCGTAGGTTTCTTCGTTGGTCGCTTGGATGTAGTCGTCTTGGACGAACTTTTCCGCGTTGGCGATGTCTTGCTGGAGTTCTTCTGCGGTTTGGTTGACTTGGATTCTTTGGTTGTTAACGTACTCAGATTCTGCGAGAGCTTTTTCTGCGTAGTCACTGATGAGTCGGATGAAGTCTTCCGCTGTCCACGTGTTGAAGATTGCTTCGTTGGGGTCGTTTTCGTCCCACGAGATTGTGAGCGTACCGTCTTCGTTTTCATTGACTTCAATTGCCATCTTCTTTACTAATTAGTTCGTATGGTGTCAGTGCTTCATTCAATGCTTCAAATACATTCTCTTTGAATGAACGATATGGAATGAACAACTCATCATCATCAGTCTTGTATTCTGGGCGTGTTTCTTTGAACTGACGCTCACATTCATACACAAGATTGGATACAATGTCATTGATCACTTCAATGGACTTTGGTGTGATTGTTTCCCATTTGTATCCAGGGAACATATCATCTTTAACACGATCTAGCATTGCTTTCTTACATTGCCATTGATCATCAAAAATGTTGAGAAACTCTTGCCAATCGTCTTGGGATTTGAAATCTGGGATACTCATAGTGCTTCTACCTTTGCTTTTACTGATTCGGGGGTTGCTCTTACTTGATACGTTACTTCATCTCTACGGGACAGTTCTGAAAGAATCTCAGCAGCAATATCCCAGAGTTCAGTTGTGTGTCTATGATTGTAGGGCCAGTTAGTCATTTGTTCTTCTCACAATAAAGGAAATACTTGTATTCAGCAACTTGGTGTGGTGCGTATCTTACTACATCACACTCTTTATACTTATCAACCACTTCAAATGATGCTTCATTGATTGGTGTGTCATTCATTGATAAGGCTCCAACGATTAACATAGCAATACCAACAATACCAAGAGTAACTGCTACACCATTACGAAACTCTTTGAATGCTACTTTGTCATCTTCAGTCATTGCTTTACTCGTTCAAGATAATCTTTACCCTGTTGATACAGATTATCAATCAGATCATTAATGTCAGCAGTGGGAATACTATCAAACTCATGGTTAAAGTTCTCATACCTCAACGCATCAAGCATACACTCAAGCGTCATTGCCTGTTGAAATTCTGGTGTGATAGGTGTGCCATGTGATAGACCAGAGCATTCTGTATTATAGAAACGATTGTAACGCTCAAGGATACGCTGACTTCTTTGTTCATGTTCCCACTGTTCCTTCTCAATCTCTGCAAGTTTCAGCATAGCATTACCATTCTCTTCATAGAGTTTATCAAGTGCTTCTAATGCTTTTGTTTCTTGTTCAGTCATTTTTCTTTTCCCGTCGTTCATCTGCCCTTTTCCTCATCATAGCATTTTCCTGAATAATCTCACCAAGTTTCATCAGTTCTTGTTTTAGTTCAGGTGTAGAAGTCTTTGCGACATCATCATAGAATACTGTGATAGCAGTTGTAAGAAGAATCAGTTGTCTGTATGTGAGATTCATTAAAGTGCCCCTGGTCGGTAGTCTCCTGACTTATACCTACGATACTTTGCTAAATTGCATGGATTAAAGTCAAGCACATCAAAGCGAAGTTCAAACTTCCTCCACCTAAATGTGAAACCAATGTCACGAGGACCAATGCCAATGATCAAGAATGGCAACCATTCAGGAGCAGGAAATTCATCCCATTGAACTACCATATCAATGAGAGCAAAACGATTGGAGATTGGGAGCAGTTGGAAATACCACTCATCACCAAAGTCTTCATAGTGGCAGTAATCAAAGAGTTTCATCAGGACACTCCATCAGCACTATCTACCCAATCACCTTTGATCTTGGGTTCACTCACAACATTCTCTTTGTAGTGAGCGTTCATCTTCGCCCATTGTGCGTCACGCTCTTTCCACTCCTGGTATTTCTTCTCCAGGTCCTCATCCATCGTGATCTCATACTCTTTACAGACCTTACGCTGCTCTTCTTCATGCACACAGTCATTGAATACCAATGACATAGCACTGCTACGAATAGTAGCAGGATCCATACCTACACAGAGGAGAAACTTTTCAAATAGTTTGAAATATTGCTTACAGTTAAGATCTGCTGCTGGTGCAGTGATGAGATAATGTTCTTCAGGGATAAAATCATCATCAGTCCAGGAGGATGTCCCATAGGTTGGTGTGAAGGTTGCATCAAACTTAAATTGAACTTCTGCTTCGTAGGTCATGAGTATGTTCGCATGAATTGATCAAGTGTGAAGATGTCGTCGGTCTGGGTCTCTTCTACCAGTTCATCATAGGATAGATCCTTGATAGCGTCAAGGTATTGTTCTGGTGTGCAGTCTTCCTCTGGGTCAAAATCATCGTGGCATAACCACTCATACTCTTTGACCAATGCATCAATCAGTTCTTGATTAGTGTAGGTCATTGCTCGTAGTTGTAATAATAAAACAAGAAGGCACGAATGTTAGGAGACACACCAAGAGAGTAGCAACAGTCCAGATATGATGTAAACTCAGACTGTAGTTCCTTCGTCAGTGCTATCTCCACGATCCTTGGAGAGGTTTCTGATGTCATACAACAATTGCTCTGCTCGTGAGTATTCTTTGTTGGTGTATGCGGTCATGTACTCAAGAATTAACTTCTTGGTCGTAGAGTTCGGCAAGTTCTTCTTCGTCATAGAACAGAGTGATTTCTGATTCGTGATTCTCTGGGTCCATCCACTCATACCACTCATCAGCGAAGCAGATAGCATCATCGTGACGATCTTCAGCAATCAACTGACGGAAACGATCACAGACCCACTCACAAATACGGTCACGCTCTTGGGAGATACGAAGGGCATCAATGTTGTTCATAGTTTGATCAGGGTCAGTTTGTTGTTGAGGTGGTCGTAAGAGACGAATTCTACGTCCTTAGGCAGTGACTCAATGATAGCACGAGTAAACTCAAGTGTAAAGCGACCATGGTAACGCCAGAAGCGGCGATACTCATCACTGTACTGCTCTGCTGTCGTGTTGATGGGAACAGTATACTCACCACGAGTGTAACGTGCTGGCAGTGGTGCTAACATCTTCTTGATGTCAGAGATGATCATTGGTGCAGCGTGTTGTGGTTTGGTCTTGGTGTACTGTGAACGGTAAATCATTTGACAAAGACCTCTTGAGTGTATTCAGTGTGCAGTTGTGCTGCTTGCTTCAGATAATAGCACATGTGTGCCACATAATCCACGTCTTCTTCGTTTGGTTCAAAATCGTAAGCACAATCCCAGTCAACAGTGCCGTCAGCATTGACAGGAGCACCATAGAAATGATCACCATCAAGGGCAAAAGCGTGATCGTCAGCAACAAGATAGAACTGAGGAGCAGACATTGGAGGAGAAAGCGAGTGAACTAGAGTAATTTAGCAGAGAAAGGGCAGAATGTCAACGCTGGTACAGGTAACCACCTGCCCAATCGCAGTTCTTCAGCACGTCTTCACGCTGAGAGATGATGCGGAGATCAAAACGGACACCCTTGGCAGGTGCTTTGAAAGAGGCAGACTTGTACAGTTCACCAGTCTTCTTGTCAACAAATGCGTGGACAGAGCGAGAACCAGACTCAGTAACCATGATGATCTTGTGGTACTTGCGACCAGACTCTACAATGAACTTGTAGTGGTCACCATTCTTGATGTTCTCAATCTGCTGCTCATGAAACTCACGGTTGGAGGTAGCAGCGAAGAACTTCTGACGCTTGATGCTGCTCTCAATGTAGTCCTGCTCCAGGGCATCACAGAGCATCAGGGACCACTTGCGGACATTCAGTTCAATGGTGTTGCGAGCATCAGCGGTGGCACAGAAGTCAGCGAAGGTGGCGGTCATGGGGTCCGTTGCGTTGATGTAACTAGTATAGGGTCTAGGAGAGCAGTTCAAGCACCTCGTGGGACAGTTCCTCAACTGGCATGTCCTTCTCAACCTCAATCACGTCGTATTCTTCGTCCAGTTGATCCAGGAGCCAGCGGTCAAGCATTACTTCATTCATGGTTCAAAAAAGGGTGAGTTGTTCAAAGTTAATGTGGTCACAGCAAGAGTCATCGTCTTGCAAATCTAGCATGTCGGTGTCAACATGCTTGAGGAGTTTGCCGAAGAGAAAGTCAACAAACTCCTGATTCTGTTGGTTGATCATCGGTCTTCCTGATGGTCTTGGAGAAATCTAGGTTAGCATGGTATACGATGTTGAACCTATCGCATACCTCTTTGAGTGACGGATCTTGTTTTGGCACTGGTTTGTGACCAGCAGCACGTAGTTCACGCCAAGATAGCACGTCACCGTGAGGACGTTGTGCTTTGTAAAATGGTTCCAGGGCAGCATACTCACGTACAGTGAGTGTATGTCGTGGCGGCAAAGAACCTTGTTTCATCGGCAATCTGGGTGTGGTTGTGGTAGTGTAGCACAGATGCGGGAGATACGCTCCATCTGTTCAATGTTACTCTCTCCTTGATAGACCATCTTCATCATGGTCATGGAAGCAAGAACGAGAAATACTACAAAGAGAGGATTTTTAAAAGACATTAGTCCACTTGGTGTGGTTTGCTTTGGTGATACGTCCTTCTGCTAACATGTTATCACACACATTACAGAAGACTTGGAACTTCTCTTCACGGTTGAGCACATGCGGTTGAGCACATGTGGCAATCACCTTGAGCATTTGTGCTTTGGAAGTAATCATCAGAAGTTCAGGTAAGTGTTGTCAGGATAGATGCCCATTTCTTCACAACGGCACTCGTAAGCAATACGCTTAAGCATCTCAATGTCCATCTCTTCAATGCTCTGGAGAATGGTGCGACGGAGTTGAAGGTCAATGGTGTCGTCAGTGATCATGGGCATGGGGTTGTTCCCTTGACTACCTTAGTAGTATAGAGTCAATCCATCTCACATGCGAGGTAGCCTAGACACTTCACCAAGTGTCCCTCAACCTCAGAATCTGACAGACCATGGCGGGATGCTGTCTCACGCACAGTGGCGATGGGAGCACCCCACATCAGGTCAATCAGAAACTTCAGTTCAGGGGCAGTCAGGGGGACTTCAGCGGTCTTCATAGGGCAGAGGGGTCACAGGGGCATTACAGGCGATCCTAGAGGGGTCTCAGCGTCATTCTCCCATGATGGGGATCACGTCAACCGTGCTAACGTCGGGATCTTGTTGGATATTCTTTACGAAATGCAGTACATCTTCATCATTAAACATGACAACAGACTGACGCTTACTGTGCATACGGTCTTGACGTTGCCACCACTCAATGCGATACTTCATAGATGAGAACCTTTTTGGAATTTGTGAATGTCACCAAGAGTGACGTGGGCAGCATACTCATAGGAGGTGGTGCCGTCATCATTATACACTGGATTCTGCTGTGCGGGAAGATTCTTTACAAAGTCATTGAGATCAACTTCACGATGTCCCATCATAAGAGACCTGAGAGCAACTGCCTTGTCCATTTCTTTTTTGTGATAATCTATCACATCCTGCACACAAGATAGCATCTCTTCATATGTCTGTCGTGCAGATACTTTGTCATCTTGGAGGTAATCATCAATCGCATCTTGCATACGATTTTTACGCTGCTTTGCATACTCAGCGTTCCAATCAACGTTCAATTCAGGGCGTCCTTCAATAGTCATAATCAGAATTTAATGGATCTCCATTCTAGTTGGTATACTGCATCAATGTCAACTAAATTGCGGGAAACGTAATCTTTCATTTCCTTACGATTGTACATCAGAATCGCTGGTCTCTCGTCCAGAAACTCTATCCTCCACACTTCGGGTTTCGCTTTCATTTTGTTTTACCACAGTGTCGTTATTATGTAGACCTAGTTGGCGTCTTTTTTCATATAAGTCAGGGTGGGGTGCATAGAGCGGACCCTGATAATCTTTCTTCTCCATAGTTACCTCCATACTGGACCAGTGAACCACCCAACTAGTGCATGTCTGACACCACGTGTGATTGGTGATACTTTATGAGACTGTCTTGAATCAAACAAAACTAGTGTACCTCGCTCTCTTGATTGTTTGGTGTTCTTTTCTGACTCACTGACGCGGAACATTAGATCTCCACCATCATAGTCATCACTATCTGATAGTTGTAGAGAGAACGATAACTTACGCACCGTCTCTTTCTTCTGTGTCACATAGTAAAGATTGCGTGACTCATCATTGTGCCAATCATAATGTCCTCCTTCAGTATACACTGAGTATTGAAAGTGACCACCACTGATGCCAGAAATATCATAGCGAAAGTGTTGATCATTAAGGTGATTCACATAGTATGATACCATCCCAGCAACCCACTCAGTCTCGGGAATCCAGTGAATGTCAGTCTTTCTCTGTATATCATCAGTTTCATATTTGAACTGCTGATCCTCTAGATTCCTGACGTGTGCCTCATGTGTCTCTCTGCTACCATACTGATTGACAATAGCATCACACACATCTTTAGGCAGACGTGTTTGTACTGATATGACTACGCTGTTGATGGTTACATCCATTACATGAAATTTAGTACAGTTGGTGTCAGTGGTTTGAGAATCTGCATCGCACTATATGGTGTGGTTTTATCAATGTCAACCACAGATCCTACTTGTTTTGAGTTGATTGGAGCGTGATATTGTTTTGTCTTTGGTTTGTAAAATCCCCATACTGATCTAACTTGCTCGGAAGTGTAGCTAAATTGATAGTGGTTAACACACCAAATACGAACAACACCACGCTTGGGAGTGTCAAATTCATAGGAATATCCTTGTGGTGGGACATGGGGAAACTCTATCATCAGCAGTACACGGGGGAGTAATCAGAACCTTGGTATGCTTCAGTGTTGAAGTCAGAGACCTCAGCACCGTTGGCGAGATAGTTACGGATGTCGTAGAGAGCGTCAGACTTGACACGGGTGGAGAAGGAAGTCATCTGCTGAGAGATCTCTTCAGTGGGGTGCCAGATCACACGCTTGACGAAACGCTTGCCACCAGCGACAGGGAAGAAGTCAACCTGGGTGGCAGAGGTTTGGAGTTGCATGGGTGTCTCGTGATTACCTTGTAATTATAGGGGATGCGGGGACGACGCGGAAGGTCGGGTGGACAGTTCCACAACTGTCACCACTCATCCACGCTCTTAACCCAAGGTTCTGCTAGAAGTGCTGCGACCTTGGTGCAGATGTAATCATCGTTACCAATCTTTCCGCCACCCTGCTGATGAGCAAACAGACCAGAGTCCAGGTTAGCAATGAAATCTTCCTTGCTGAACCACACCAGGCGAGCATCTTCCTCATCAGGATTGATGCCAAAGAAGATCAGACGCTCCCAATCCTTATCACGAGAGATATGATTGATGATGAAAGAATCTTTCTTGACACCACCTTTCTTGTTACGAGTGGCAAGAGAGAATTTAATCTCAGTCAAGATACCATCAATCACACGGTCATGCCCTGCGGTAGATGTAGCGGCACGTTCAACAAGACACTGCTCTTCTTCCATATAGTGAGAGACAAATCGCTCACCAAACTCACCCTTTTGTTTGGGTGACATGAACACATAACCTCGGAACATGGTATCATGCCAAGGATCTTGTGCGTTAGCGTCAATGTAGTCACGGAGACCACTGTTTTCAATGAGAGTGTCAAACATAATCAATACTGTTCGCCGTCACGTGCTTTAGCGGGTACATGGGCAAGGTCAACAAATGCCATTGCTAGTTCAGAGAATGAGTTGGGCACTACCACAACACACAGACCAGCAAAAGCGATGCCTAGGCAAGTTCTCCAGAGATACTCCATGAACTGGGGAAGCGTTTACCTTGTAAGTATAGCACAAAAAAAGGGCACCGCAGTGCCCCGTGACAGTTTTCTAACTGTCCTTCTTGTCTAGACGAATGTTATCTGGTGGTGTAACTATAAAATTAAATGCAAAGATTGTCCGTGGTTTGTCGGATAGATTTGGTCTTGCAAAATGATCTGCATATGCAGGAAAAATAAACAATGATCCTTCCTTACAATTTGGTATCTCTATCTGTCTTTTGTTACCATCCCAGAAACTAGGAAGACTCTCATAGAATACAGTTGAGGTGTGAACTTCTGGATCAAAGTCCACATAACATGTTGCAGAGAACCCCTTGTATCCATGATTGTGTATTGCCTGCTCCATGTTTGTTCCAGATGTCTGTGACCATGCCATTGTAATATTATATCCAGCGGCACCAATTTCTCTTCCAAACTGTTGAATTGACTCGCCAAATACTTCATTGGTAAATTCAGCAGCAGCACTTGTCCTCTCAGGATCAAACCTGATGGGATCGTAGTTGCTCAATGGTTGATAACTACCCTTGACATATGGATTCTTCTCCATAAATTCATAGATTCGTTCTTTCTTTTCTGCCCAATTATCCAACTGAATAAGAGAACATGGCCACGGCATTAACTGTCTTATCATTACTCCTCATCTACACGATCTACTGAGGCAATATCACAAACTGGCACCTCATGTTCACCACCAACAATATACCATGGCATCATCTGCCCATGATACTCAGGGTGTGCCTGATACTCTTCAGTATATTCAAAGTCACCGAGATACTTTAGTTCGCTTTCGGGAATATCGTGATCGCGTAACATTGCTTGTAGCTGCAAGTGCAGTAGCTCGGGTTGCGTAGGTACTTTCATTAGATCTCCATTGTTTACGAAGTTGTTGGTATTTGGTATCATATGCTGCGAGATCTCTCACTCGCTTGAAGATTTGTGCTGCCCTTGCTTTTACATTCGTGAGGCAATCTTCCTCACAGGTAGATACACTCCCATTTTCTGCATATTTGCGTCCCGAAGAGTGATTGGCATACCGTCTGGCACGAGTGAATCCCATCTCAAGGAATTTCCTTGCCATGTCCATCCCAACGAAATCATTCCGTCGTTTATACTCACAGAACATCTCGTATATTTTATTAGAAGATGTAGTAGCCGTTTCTTCATCTACAAAACGCCAATGAGCACAAATGTCGTTAGTGTAAGGGCGAACCAATAGGACTCCTTGCTCTCCCCTTCCAATACGATAAAGTTTGCGAGTTTCTGTATCTGTAAAGTCAAGGTCCTCATAAGGAAGTTCATAACAAAACTCAAGCATGGTGTCCTACTGACGCTCTGCTACCCTAGCACAGGCGTCAGGGGGTTGTCAATAGTTCTGCCAGATAATATCTCCATATGGGTCAACCACATATGCTTTGAAGAAGTGATCTGAGTCTGGACACTGAGACTCACGTGGGAACCAAGACCCAGCATTAAGAGATGCTACGGTTTCATCTTCAAATCTAATTGTGTTGAAAATACCCTGTTTAATGATATCCAAAACATAATCATCAACAAATTCCTCATACCATGCAGCAACAGTATCTTTAGTTGCCTGTGATAATCTATTATAATCAGTGAGATCAAAATAAATTAGACAGCATTGATATCTCTGTGCATAAGATGCAACTAAATCATATAATTGCAATTCGTTTCCTTGAACAATCATGCTGCACCTCCATTTTGCTCATCAATCTGAGATTGTAAATGTGCGAGGAGCTCATCCAACCATATTTTTCTTTGATCTCTTTCTTCTTGTGTGAGATCTTCTTCATCCATTGCTGGGGGTGGATTGGTTGCTTTCTCATATTCCAGGAGAAGAACACTGAAGTAATTGTTTTCAGTCAATGACTTCATGACAAGATAGTTTGCAATCTTATCTCTGAATAGTTTCAGATAATGTCTACCAATAGGCAAGAACTGCTCATCAGTTGACAAATACTCAATGTCTGGGTTGTCAACAGCAAATACTTTTGTATAAAAATCGGGAGAAATGGGGAACTTAGTTCCCTCTGGGTTAGTTGAGAACTCAGTTGTATCTGTCAGATCTCTCAATTTAGATCTGTATAGCATATACATTTGCTTGCCAGCATCATCCAATGGACTATCTGCACCGATTGCCCAGTCAGTTTCTGACAACAGAAAGTTTCTAGCAAGACGCAGAGAGAATGGAGAAACTGCTTTCTGCTTTTGATACATTCTTGCCAGTTCTTGTTGGAACTCAGCATTTTCAATTGAATCAATTAAATAGAAACCTTCAACTAGTTTATTCTTGAGTTCTTCTGCTTCGGATACAGCAACCTGCTCCATTTCATAGTCAACCCACTGATATTCTCCTGTGGAGAAATTTTTCTTATACTTTCTACGCTTAGCATAGAATGTATTGTTGGTGTACCAGTTAAACATAATGAGTTTATCCTTATCACTATCCCACAGAGGATAGAGGAAAGGCACTAGTTCATCATTCCAGTAAGTTTCTGGAATAACTTTGATCGTTCCGTTGTAACTGATCTCTTGCTGAACTACATCAAGTTGCACCTGTAACACAGGCATATCAGCTGAATTAAAGGTTGACATACTATCTAATATTAGTCTCCGAGTATATTTAGAACGCTTTGATTAGGTACTTACAAAGTCTGTATGGGTGAATCAGAGGAATATCAAAATCAGGATCCAATGTGGCTTGTGGTTCTACCTTGGTGGTTGACTTTAATGTAAGTCTTGCATCGGTAGCACCTACTCCAGAACTATATGTAATTGATGGTCCAGTCTCACCCTGAACAGTGTATGCTAGGGAGTCAACTGCTGGTTTGGAGATTGCACCAGCACTAGGAACAAATACCAACTCCGTTACTTTCTCTTTCCAGTAAATGATCTCCGCAATACCATAATGATCTGTTTCAGCATCATTATCATTTGCACCACTCACATTAGCACGTGGTTGCTCAATTTTAATTTTAGTATTATTTTGCTTTGCTACTGCTGGTAATGCAACAGTATAAGTATACCACTTAGTATCACCAGAAGCACCATCCCATGATTCAGATACAGCAGGAACATCACCAATGAGAGGATCTGTTCTAGTTGCATTTGGATTGATAATAGTATCAATTAGGTTCCAGGTTGTTGATCCTTCTAATTGATAATACATGCGAACAACTTCTTCTGGAGTATCACCACCATTGACTCCATTTCCTCTACATGCTTTGATAGAAATATAGTTTACATTTGATGTGTCAACTGGAACAATCTCAGCATATCTAGTTTTTGATGTTTGGTTGTTTAGACCACCAAATTTAAGATACTTTGTATATCTCTGAGAAGAATTACTTGCCAAAACAATCGCATCTACAGTTCCTGCTCCAACATCAATTGTCGCCGTTGCAACAGTTTCCCCGCCAGCACCATTCAGAACATAAACATATGGTATCTCAGTATATCCACTACCACCAGAAGTTAAATTGATTGCACCGACTGTACCATTACCTGTCAATACTGCTGTTGCTGTTGCACCAGATCCACCGCCACCAACGATTTTAACATCAGGAACTTGTGTTAGTGGTAGTTTGAAGTTGCCAGCAGTTCCAGTTCCTGCACCAGAACTATAGATATCAATATCCCAATCATCGGCGGTAGCAGAACCACGCTCTACAATATCACCGATTGATACTGTTGTATTACCACCCTCGTAACCAACAATCTTACCAAGACCAACTTTGACATATCCATTTCCACCATTAGCAGTAGATCCACTAGAACTACCAGATGCAGATACACCAGCACCACCCTGTCCAACATAAATTTCTGCTGTTGATGGACTATCAAGATCGTTCCAGTTTACATTACCACTCCAAGCAGCAGCACCACCGCCTCCACCACCACCAGGAGTCCAATAGTCGTTGTTATATGTAACAACCATTCTGACTTTTCCTGTTGTTCTCCCAGAAGTGGATAGATTTCCATTGGTAAAGTAGTCGGAACGATAAGAACTTACTCCAGTATTACCACATCCACCACCACCGTGACCACCATCACCAGCAGGACCACCACCAGGACCAGCAGAACCACCACCGTTACCAGAACCACCGAAAGTTAGACCGTTGACGGCACAACCGCCTCCACCGCCGCCACCGCCGCCACCGACGCAACCATAGGCACCACCAGTACCACCAGCACCAGCACCTAGAGGACTTGTAGTTGCCTGCAGTCCAACTGGTGCTCCACAACCGTTTGTACCAGCACCATTATCATATCCAGTAGCACCAGCACCGCCGCCGCCACCAGCACCAACGACAATTTGAGATCCTCTCAACAGAAGTGTTGATGCACCTCCAGCACCTCCATCAGCATCATTATGACCAGAACCACCCGTTCCACCCCTTCCAGAGTGACTTGCAGTACCACCAGAAGGTTGACTATTGCTAGACTGTCCATCTCCACCATTATATCCAATTTGGACAGACCACGTATTTTGTGCAAACGTGCTTAGTTGATCTGATCTCAGTTCAACATATACTCTTGAACCATAAGATCCAGACCATCCACCACGGGCATTACCGCCCTTTCCACCATGAACATAGAATGCAGCAGAAGTTGCATTAGTTACACCAGCAAGACTAAAACTACCATCACTGGTCCTTTCTGTATCTATAGTACCGCTCTGACCACCAACGAATACGTTAACACCAGCACTACCAGCACCATAAAGAACTCCGTCTACACCACCACCAAGGAAACCCTGCAATCCACCAGTGTTTGGATTGTTGGGATAATCTGCATATGGATATCCATTTCCAGATACACCATTACCACCATCACTTCCATCTAAACCATCAGCACCGCCAGTTCCTTCTGAACCAGTTGATGACTTAGTTCCACCATCCCCACCAAGTCCACCCTGTAATCCACTTGATCCATTACCTCTTTGTCCACCACCAGCAACGATATTAATAGCACTGCCATCACCAATTTTTAAACTACTATTAGTTCCATTGTTTCCACTAATGGTTCCTGCAGCACCAGAACCACCGCCACCAACAACTTCATAGTTAAGAACCGATGGAGATCCTGTAATATTACCTAGGTTGATATAATATGGACCACCAGGAGTTCCGAATGTCCACACATCAGAGTAGTCATAAATTGGCGTTCCACCAGTAACAACGTTTCTTCCACCAATGGTAGAATTAGACTGAAATCTCAAAAATTCTGGGTCTGGAATGAATGTCTGGAATTCATATGATCCAGCACCTTGAGCACCAGATGCCAGATAATACTGTTCAGATTCTGGTACTGTTGGGTCCTGAAGAGTTCCATTACCACCATCACCACCTTTATAATCAAAAACATCATATGTTGCAACCGTATTGTCATCGTTTGGTAGTCTTAACAATCCATGTTTATGGGTGAAAACAGTACCAGTAGTTGGATACCATCTCGTAACTCTTCCACTGCCCAATCTATAATCTTGAAGATATCTATCACCACTACTCTCTTTAATCCAACTCTCACCGCCAGGTATAGAGTGATACACACTATGACTATGCTGGAATACACCAGATAGTTTAGTTTCTCTCATAGTAACAGTGACAGTCTGACTTCCAATAATGTCGCAACCAGTCGTTTCAACTACCTGATCATATCCAGATGTAACAATTCTGCCGAGAGAGAAGAATTCATCTTGAGATTCTCTAGCAAAATACCACTGTCCTCCAGTGGTTCCAACGCCAAGAGATGAGTTACCTGCGTTTGGTGAGTTATTTCCAAATACTGGACTGTTTCCTACAATTTTTTTTGCTTTTGTATCTGGTACAGCAAATGTTCCAAGATATGGATCTCCCCACCATTCAAAAACATTTGCTTTATTGATACCCCTAACACCACCAGTATCAGGATCAATTCTAACTACTGCCTGAGCACCAGAACCACCGCCACCAGAAAATGTAACGCTTGGTGGGTTTTGCCAATCATATCCAGAACCAGATTGGATGATATTAACTGAAACAACCTCTCCAGATTGTATATCAATAACAGCAGATGCAGTTGCTTGAATTTCAATACCACTTACAGGTGGTGGATCAACAGTAACAGTGGGATTTGATGTATATCCAGATCCCCCGTTTGTTACATCAATTCCACTACTAGATCTACCACCATAATCATTTCCAATGATAGAATATAGAGCAGGATAATCTGAAATATTATACTCAGATCCATCACAATACAGATATCCTTCATGTGTATATGCTGGATTATCACCAGTTAAATAAGCATTTCCTGAAGTCTCATTTAATGCTGGGTAAGAACCACCTGCTTTGACAAAATTATGGTCAAGACTATTAGCAGTGGTTTTAAGATTAGGTACAATGGATCCGATTGGTGTTGTGTCCACCAACATATCTGTTAAAAATCCTTGTCTGGCGTTTCTATAACTCTGAGTCATAATTAGATTTTGATTAGATATTCCATTACGATGAAGGGAGCACAAGCGGAATCAACAGAAACAGAAGAATCTGTTCCGATTGACATTGTTGTACTTAAATTTTCTGGCGGCACAACAATTGCTCTTGTTTTAATTGTATAATTATGTTCTCCTCTATCCAGATCAATACGGTGATTATGTAGAGTTGGGTCTGTTCCAGCGGCAATTGTTAAATCAACTGTATCTGTAACAATATTCTCAACGTCTGTTGTAGCAGTGGCATCATTTACAGAATCGTTTGATTGTAAAGGAACAACATCATGTAAACTGTTGTTATCAAAATCTAGTGGAACTCCAGGATATCCCTGGGCATATGTGACTGGAACTTGATTTGTAAATGATGCGTCATCACCAGCACCAACACGAACACATATACCAAAAGCTGATTCTGCGTTTTTAAATCTGACAGTATTACTACCATCAGGAGAACCCTCCAACTCAGCACCATCCAAGTCGTATTGATCATTTGATATACAATTGTATGTATATTGTCCAGCACCAAAAATACAACCACCCCAGTAAACTGTTTCCTGTTCACCAACAACAAATTGCTGTCTGGAAGTTGGTCCACCACCTTCTCCAGGACTCCACTTGCTCATTGCTCTGCATGGTTCCTGAGCACTTCCTGGCTCTCCACTACTATTTGTAGTAGCATCTAACCAGTCCTGAATTGCAATAGTAGAAGCGTTTCTATAACTAGTTCTACCTTCCGCAACTGGATTATTGCTAGAACTTTCTAGAACTGAGAGATTTCTTGCTCTTACAGCACTATGAAAGTGCGTATGGGGATGAACTGCGTTTTCTTCAACTCCCTCAGAATCTGTGTAATGAGTATCACCAGCATAATTCCACCCAGGTCTACCACGAATTGGAATCTCCTGACTTGGGACAGTAATAGATCCAGAATATGTAATGTTTACATCTGTACCAATTGCTGATGCAACCTCAATGCCAATACCAGATCTACTAACTTCATTTCCTAGAGCATTATCCAATCGTATGTTATTATACAAACCAGCATTAGCACCAGAAGTTGGTTCTGGATATTTAGAACCAAGATCTGGAACCATAAACTGAGTATCAGCTAATTCATCAAAGAATGTTCCGTCTGCATTTCGTCTAGCAAACTTACATGCAGTTCCTACCCCTAAGACTGCTGCTAGTGCAGGATAATCGTCAGCAAGGTATTTCGTGCCATCACATTTTAAGTAACCTGCTGGCAAATTTTGTGCGTTTAATGCGTTTGTAGGGTCGCCTTCATATTGAACTGGCCAGATAATAACCTGACCAGTTAAGTTTCCATATTTTGCTCGTTCTTTTGCGTAAAATGCTGGCATCAGTATGCTTTGATAATGAACGTCATGGTAACATTTGGTTGTGAGGTATCACATGTAATATTTAGAGCATTTTCTAGACTATCAGCGGTAAGTGAAGACCCATCTGCATCATTTGCTGTATGCGATGGAGGACTTGCCATAGATCCAATTGTCTGATTAATTTCAAAACTTCCGTGGTTATGTGCTCTAAAAGACTGCTCTGTTGGATCTTTATTTTCCTTGGCAAGGTTAAGCGACATTGGCCAAGAACCATGCCTAAAAGTAAGATCAACTGTACCACTATTTCTTGCAGGAAGATTTATTCTAACTTCATACACTGGATTTGCTTCAGTTCCCGTATTTTCAATACTTTGAACCATACTTCCCTCACGCAAATAGTGGTACTTATTGTCCCTGTCTTGAGTATTCACGTACATTAGTGGTGTGATCTTATCATATTGATACCAATTAATGGCACCAACACTATAACTTCTTCTGAGATCCGTTCCAGCAGGTAAAGTAAATGTATTAGACTCTGCCGTAAGAGTAACGCCAGACACAGTAAATACTGGTGCTGTTTCTGGATCATCAATCAATCCATCTGCTCTAATTGGAGATCCAGTATTGTAACCAAAGAAATTGGGTCTAGACCTTTCTTCCATTGGTCTTGGGAAGTATCCAGTATGACAGGGAGTTTTGTGTGTATCTACTGGCACAGTGTCAATGATTTGATCTGTCTGCTGTCTAGCAAAAACAGTTTGTGTATAAGTCGTAGATGCCTGTCCAGATCCACCGCCTGCCTGAAGAATATCGGTTGTAGTCCAGTTGTCTTCACCAGCAGGAACAAATCCCCAATAATTTTTTCCCGTGCTGTCGTTAACAAACTCCATAAAAGTATCACACCTAGGAAGAGTGTTTTCCTTAGTTGGGTCACCATAAAATGTCAATCCTACAGCACCTTCTTGCCATGTAGTTGGTTCAGATTCTGCAAGTTGACATGTGTTTGGACCTTCAGTTGGGTCACAAGGACCACCAGTGCTTGCTTCACCCGTCATATCAATACCCTGGTCAGTTCTGAATACCATCGGACCAGAAGCGTTCGGGTTAACTGAGCTCAAACTATCACTATGACCGTGAGATGGTGTATGATTGATTCCCAGTTTTCTGTTTAAAGTATAAACTGTTTCCAAAAAGTCTGGTGCTGTCAGGGTAATATTATCAAATTTAAAATATAGATTTCCTGCCAAGTTTAGTGAGAAATCAATATCACAACTTGCTTCATATGTTGTGTTAATAATTTCTGTTTCGCCAAAATCAACGATTAAATCGCCAAGTGTGCTTCCCTGCGAATCGTAAACAGCGTCAGCTGGATTAGTCTGACCCATCTGATATGCAGGATCATCTAAGTAAGATCTTTCAAGATCCATCATTACGGTATTAGATAACTGAGGAAGTCTAAATGTTCCTTCTGTTCCGTAATATGGAAACTGATAATGATTTCCACCACTATCAGTCATATCACCACCGTAGGTGTCTCCTAACGCCGCTGCTAATAGTGGGTAATCAGCAGCGTTAAGTGTTTGTCCTGTACAGGTAATCCAACCTTTAGGGATATTAGACTCTAGGAATCCAGTACCCCCATCCCCTCCCCAGGGCATGATGGTGCCAATCTTGGCAGCCCTCATGGTCTTTAGTGAATCGTATCTTACTGTCATCTTTTCTTAGATCAGAGTTCCATCAACCACCAACCGCGTAGTGATGGTGGAATTGTTCTTGCATCTGCAGATCCTTCAATGTCAACCGAACCAGCGTAAACTAGACCGAATGATGCATTTCTAGACTGAATGACAAGTTCGCCTGAATCCCATGCTGTTGTTAGTGTTTGGTTAGCACCAGCGTCAATTCTTGATCCAGTTGTATCACCTTGAATTGCAGTAGCGATATTGTTAATCTTCTTCGCTCTGATGATTAGACTTGTGTTGTATGTCAGGTTTCCACTGAGTTCAACAAATCTGATCATATCACCAGTTTGAGCATTATCTGGTAGATAAAGAACCATATTGCTACCGCTAGAAGCATTGACCATGTAGTTGTTATTAACTTGTAGTGGGTTGTCCTGTTGCTGACCAATGCCAGTTGTTGGATCAAACGCGACATAAGTGTGTCTTCTACCACCATTGCCAGTCCAATACTTCTCAATTCCGAAGGAGTCAATAGCGTTGTTCTGATAGATTCTAAAGTCTTTAGCACCCTCAGTTCCACCAACTCCCGTTCCACCAAGGTTGTCAATGTGGAACATGACTTCAGTTCCCTGCTCATCCTCATAGAGCTTACCTTTCTGGTAATAACGCTCACCAAGATAAACATCACCTTCGCGGTTTGTAACTCTAAATGAAGTCTCAGTAGAGCAGATGCCATTCTGCTGACAATCATCATAGTAGACTTTCAGATCACCATAGAATGTAGCAGCACCCTTGAGGGTCATGCCATTAGTATTTTCAATGGGGTCTTCAATAGATCCGTCACCAGCGTGACCATCATCATTGGAGATAGAAAGAACTAGAGTCTGTCCATCAGAACCATACATCCTGAATGCACCACTGTATAGTGTGACATCATCATAGATCTTAGTATTACCACCACCAAATAGATCAACAATTGGTGTTGTAACTGCATTAGGATATCTGATGCTCTTAGGAAGTTTAATCGCAAAGAATGCATCAAGAGATCCATCAACACTATCTGGCAAGAAGAACTCATTACCAATTCTAACGAGAGTGATATAATCAAGTTTTGGTGAGATTAGATCAGCATCACGGAGTGTGATTTCTAGTCTTAGATCACTGGTGTTTGGTGTTCTTGCCTTGAGTGCAGTAGCACGTGCTCCTTGTGTTGCGGGAATATCATGTAGGAGTGTTGTTGTTCTGTCATACTTATCAAGTTTGACAACATTGACACCAGCAGCGAAGTTTTGTGCTGTTGTTCCTTCTTTTCCACGACCGCCAGTAGGATATCCAGCATTGCTGGAAGTTGGTAGGAAGAAATTACCACTCTGTTCGTATGGAGTGTCTGTAATTTGAATGATCTCAATCTGAGATCCATCAACATACATTGCACATAGATCACCGACGCTAAATGCATCAAGATTTGACTGAATTTGAATGTTGCTAGTAGCAGCAACGATAGAAGTTGCGAGAGTTGTGAATGGTCCACCACTAATTACAGACTGTGGATTGTGTCTATAAACATGTACTGCATCGGTGTCAGCGGTATAAGCTGCAGGTGAAGTTCCAAATGCCTCAGCAACCATGAATACAGTACCATGGACATTTCCAATGGTTGTATCACCCGTGCAGGTATCAACCTCAAAGGTTGTGATTGGAATTGTATTACCATTTGTGATGGTAAGTTTGTTGTTGGTTGGTGCGTTAGTAAATGGAGTTGTGCAGCTACCATTTATAGACAGTTGACCGTTAATGGTTGTGGTTTCTGAATTGAAAATTGTATCGCCAGTTGTTGTGTCAACCTCAAATACAGTCTCTTCATTTGCAGTATCACAACCATTCTTGATCTTGAACTTCTTGGCAATTTGATCAAGAAGTTCCTTGACCTTGAAGACTTCACCAATATCAAATACACTGTTGTTTGCACTTGATTCTCTACCGATGATTACATAATCACCGATGGCAATAGAACCACCAAACTGTGCGAGATAAACGTTCTCATCATTACCAACATCATCAATTGCTTGCTCGGTCCAAGTAGCATCAAACTGTACGATACACTTGTAGATAGCAGTTCTATCTGGATGTGCAGTGCTGACACCAGTGAAAGTACCGAATGGTTCTCTTTCAACAACAATGTAGTAAGGGGCAATGCTAATTCTTGGTAGAGAAACAACTCTTACAAATTCAACATTGCTTCCAACTGAGTTGGTATTGTATCTGAAATTGGTGATGCCATAGTTGTCATATTGATATCCACTGATGACCTGCTGATAAATCTGGAATGTAACACCAGCACCTTGTGACTGAATTGGAATGTCAAGTTGCAGAGTGGCATAATTCTTAGATTGATCAACCCATCTTACAAATGTTGGCCAAGTAGATGGATCATTATCAGTCAGATCTGTTGGTGCGATGAATCCCGCAGAAGTCCATGTTACACCATTATCGGTGGAATAACGGATCTGTAGTCCTTCATTTTCAGCATCTGGTATTTCGCCACCATTGCTACCATTACCAACAAAAACATCAATCTCAACACTAGTGACAGATCCATTGTTGTTCAAGAATGAAGCATCAATTTCACTGAAAGTGACGTAACGTGGACCAGTTGTAGTTTCTTGGAAGATTGAACGGAATCCAAGATATCTCTGACCAGCGTCAAAACCACCATCGTTTCCTACACCAGTACCAGAATTAAAGACTCTAACACCGCCTCCAACGTCTGCAATAATGCCCTGTGGAGCATTGCCATCAAGGTAGGTGCCGAACTGTGCTTCTACAACAGATGCTGTTGCAGAGTCAGGAGAATCAATCAACAGGATGTCATTCTCTTGGAAGTATGGATTGCCATTAGCATCCAGTGACTCTCTGAGAAGTGGTAGATAGTATTGGTTACCAGTTAGTGCTGGTAATGTCTGAGGTTCAATCTCTGGGTTGCCACCGATGTTGGTGATTTCCTGCTGATAGTTAACACCACCCCAGTTGCCGCTACCAACCGTGTCAACCTCGTTATACTGAGAATCTCCACTGACATATCTCTGAACGTCAATTAGATCAACATTGCTATTGAACAAGTTGTTGCCAAGAATACCAGTTACATGAGCAATTCTGTTACTTCCTGCTTGTGCTCTAGTTGCAACAAATGAGTATGATGCAAATCCACCACATAGAGTCATATCAGAGTTGAATCTAGCAGTAGAATCAACGATCAGATTGTTTCTGATTGTGGTGCTACCACCCTGACCACCGATGGTGATCTGTGATGCGTTGGTAGCAAAGTCAAGGACAGAAGTTGCACTGTTTCCTGCGAAGAACTCAACAGTTCCTGCAGTAGATGACAATCTAACAGTGTCAGTTAGACCTCTTCTGGTTCCTAACTGGAAGTCACCAGCAGTCTTGAATGACTTAGTACCAATCTGAGTGAATGATAGTGATTCGTTGTTGTTATATGCACCACCAATGGTGATCTTAGAGATGTTAGATTCGGTGTCTGGTGTATTGCCGATCCAGATGTTGCTATGCAGAGATGCATTGCCAACGTAGATGAACTGATCCTCAGTTGTGGTATTGAGTAAGTTTAGAGTTCCTACCTTGTTACCAACATTAAGTGTACCAACGAAAGGTGTATCAGTAAATAGGTTGACAGTTCCAGTTGTCTGTGAAGTTCTAACTTCAGCAACTGTACCGTCATCGCCATTGACTTCAATGTCATGCTCAAAGCGAGCATCATCAGTGAATCTTGATAGACCATCAACAACTAGTGCTCTGTCTAGTTCAGCGTTGGTTACGTTAATACCAACACGACCACCGTTTGTAGTAGCAACTCTTAGTGTTGCCTCATTGTTTGGAGTTGCACTATCACCACCAACTAGAAGTGCATTGTCCTGTGCAACCTCAGTTCTGTTAGCATATACACTGTGATCAAGGAAGTCAGAGATAGTCTTACCACTGATGAATGCAGTACCAACAACGTCTAGGTTTGCACGTGGATCAGTGTTAACATCAGTCCATGCAGTTTGATAAGCATCATGCTCTGCTCTTGCTACAGTATTGATACCAAGCTTGAAGTCACCGATTGTTCCAGTTGTGGTTCTGATTGACTCAGCACCAAGAACACCAAACTCTTTCCAAGAAGAGTTGGAGAACTCCATTCTTACATTTGGATTCAGAGCATATTCAGCAGACCAAAGTCTTGGGTTATCGTTGGAAACATTACCTCTGTTCTCAACGATTGCAATCTGACAAGATTGTGCGGTAGGATCAAATCCATTTGCAATGATCTGCCAGGTTCCATTGAATCCAGAATCACTGAAGTTACTGATTCTAATCTGTGATCCACTCGTAACACCAATCTGTTCGTTGGATAGGTTGTTACCCCAGTTGATTGTAATGACAGTGCTGCCATTCATCTGGAGGTTAGCAATGTTCGCAGTTGGAACAATAGCGAAGAAGTTAGCGTAGATCCATCCAAGTGAACCAGTTCTGCCTACCTCATTGCCCTTGAGCAGCATATCGCCTGCCTTAGGACCACCAGCATTGCCGTACTGTACTGCCTGAAGTGAATCAAGTGATGTACCAAGACCAGTGCTATAGAGTGGCGTCTGGTTTGGTGCCATGTTGGATCCTTCAGAACCAACTACATGGTTCTGGATCTTGTATCCTTGTGCTGCACCATTTGATCCGCGTGGGTTAAACTGGAAGACTGAAGCAGCAACTCTGTTTCTTGCGATAACAATATCGCCATTTGTATCCTGGTTAAGGAACTGATTTGTCTTGTCAAGTGATCCATCATCACCATCGCTAGGTGATACGTTAGAGATGACCTGCAGTGCATAGTCTCTAACTCTACCAAGAACGTTGATGACAACTGGTGAGTTGAATGTGCTTGGACGATCCTGTGCATCACCACCATTGACAGTGATGTACTCGTTGAAGGTTACAGGAGTATCAAACGTGGTAACGAGGTTACCGATATCTTCTGTATCATCATCCGAATCAACTAACTGTGCAGATTCTAGGAACTCTTCCTCACCAGTGATAGCGTCAATCTTACGGTTACCGATGTAGAGGTCACCGTTGGAGTTTAGACCAGTGTAGAAGACGAGACCACCATCTTGCTTCTTAGACTGTGCATAGAAGTCTTGAGTTGGGGTGAGAACAATCTCCTGTCTAGCAGGTAGACCAGTGGAGTAGTTACCAGGACCGAAACCAAGATATTCAAACGTGTGGTTACCAGCACGAGCAATAGATGGTCTACGAAGTTCAACGTAGAGTCTCTGATCAGAAACAACTGTGCTGTCACCAGCAATAGGAATACGACGATCTTCTGAACCAGAAGATGCATTACCCTTCTGTGCTCTAAGTCTGTTATCTACAGTAGAAGAGACCTGAGTGTAGGTGTTCTGTGACAGTGCAGGTTGCGAAGTGAAGTCAAGTGCCATCTCACGGGTCATTGAACCCTTGAAGTCGTTGACTGTAACTAGACCGTGAGTGTAGTTATCTGCAGCAGAATATGTTGCAGGAGGATCAACCTCAGTTGCATCCAACTGCTTGAACCAAAGAGGATCGTTCTTGTAGTTCAGTGGATATAGTTTGCTGATTGGCTGGGAGAACTTGAAGTTTCTGAAGTTACCCTGGTTACCAGCACCAGTTGGGAATGGTGAGATGTTACCACGAACAGCGGTTAGATAGTAAATACCATCTTGCTGACCGAAGATACGACGCTGAATCTCTTCCGTGTCAAAGATGTAGAAGGTATCTTCTAGTTCACCAGCATCGGTTACAGACTCAACATAGTATTGGATGTTAGCATCGTCAGTGATGATATCACCAGGAGTTACACTGTAGACTGCAGCACCATTCTGTCTGTAGTAGTATTCTGGATATCCCTTAGCGATAAGATCCTTGATGTACAGAGACTTACCAAAGTCTGCATCTGCAAGTAGATCAGCAAATACAGCACCCTGTGAGAATCTGATGTTATCAAACTGAGAGTAATCAATCTTACCAACAACACCCTTGAGGATGAGGTGCCACTCATTAGTTCCAGGAACGTTGAGTACAGCATGTAGATAACCGTAACCAGAAGAGTTACCGAACCACTCAATTCTGTTAGTAGCATCTAGTGACTGAGTTCTATCAGCAACGAATGTTCCTCCCTGAGGAGCAGTAATCTTGACCGTTGTGAATGTCTCATTTAGTAGACCGAGGTTTGTAATGCCCTGGTCAAAGACGGTCATTTCTAGATATTCATTGCCATCATTAGCGTCAATGAAATATCTACCAGACTGAATTGTCATGGAGACATAGTTTTGTGTCTCAATGATCTTGGCGTACTGAGTGCCACCTACGATGTCCTTCTTAAATGGATCGTATGCGTTCTCTTCATTGAGGCTGTTAGTGATAAAGTCTTGTGCGGTATAACCGATGACTTCATTTAACTGCACTGGGTTGAAGAAACGTGCCTTGGTTACAGAACCAGCAACAGGTCTCAGTACAAGTTTTTGCGGGAGAAGTTTTCTGGTCTCGTCCTTACGCATCTTAATGGAGAAACCATTGATGGGATCACGGACTGCCTGCAGATACTTAGGAATGACATAACGTAGACGATAGATACGCTCATCTGCATCTCTTTCGTCCTTAATTCTTTCAAACCAGGAGTCATTGGTCTTATCTTGACCCGAGAGATCACTGTATGCAGTCTCATGGAATCTGGTGAGGATGCTGTAATCATACTCAGGATCACTAGAATTCTCAGAGTGATTCTCTACCTGTAGATACCACTTACCATATACAGTTGGGGTTGTACCTGGGGTTGGATATGTTGGGTCAAATCGCATTGGCGATTCACGCTTATCAGCAAATGCCGAGAAGTCGTATGTACCAGGCTGGAATGTAATTGGGTTTACATCACCAATTGCATCTGCCTTGGTAGCGTGAATAGTAAATACTTTCTCGTTCTGATAACGTGCCCAGAAGAATCTATCTTCCTTGATTCTACCATTACCATCAGCAACCGATGGATCAGCAGCATATGCAGCACCAACTAAAGGTAGTGCTCCACCCTCGTTTGCACGGAAGAATACCTGATGACCAGTGATGTTATTGAATGGAACATCAAAGATGTGAGGAACATCAGTTCTGATACCAGAGTTGACAGCAGTATCAAGCACACAGGAATACTGGTGTAGATCATAGTTGTCATCTAGAACAAACTGATAAACATCAATCTCAATATCTGGATCAATAGCTTCTACTTCAGCAGAGTGGATGTAGATACCAGCAGCAGCGTTCTCTTTGCTGCTTGCAAGCATCAACTTGGTTTGATCAGATCCATCAAACGAACCAGCGGAAGAGTAATCTTCTGGTTTGGTAGTTCTACCAGGAGCGATGACATAATACTTCTCGTTGGTAGTGAAACCGTTTGGAAGTCTGATCTTTCTCTTGTCAACGTCAACGTACTGATTAGTTACTGTATCGTAGCGAGGACGTGGTACAAGGCGTATAGGAGTTCCAGTCTCTAGATCGTGTGGATTAGATCCCGAACCGTCTCTCAGGGTCCATACAGTCGCTCTAGAAGCGAGTTCTGTGGTGAGTTGGGTTGGTTCGTTTCTTGGAACAGTGTTGAGACCAGTCTGAATAATCGTCGTGATGTTTGCAAAATACTGACGAATCGTGTTTGCCTGGTCAACACACTCAGGATATGTGGTGTGCTGAGTGATCGTCTCATCAACAGTAGGTGTATACTCGCTGGTGTAAGTTCCAGCGGTTAGAGTGAAGTATAGATAGGAGTTAGTGCTGTTAGCATTAGCATTAACAGAAGGACCGAATGCAAGTCCAAGTGGAGATGGTTGTCTCTCAATAGACTCTAGGTAACCAGGATTTGCAATGGTGTCGGTAATGATCTGGAACAGCGTTGTGATCGCAGATGCAACATTCTGACAAGAACCATTAGAAACAGTTCTCTGGATGCTATTGAGTGAAGAAGGAGTAAGAACTGCGTTCTGTACAATACCGAATAGAGTATTGATTGTAGTTCTAGCATCCTCACAGGATCCGACAGAAACGCTTCTAGCAACACCAGCAAGAGATGCAGGGGTGGTTACTGCGTTAGTTACGATAAGAGTAAGATCGGTGATAGTTGAAGCAACGTCTGCACACTGAGTTGCAGCGTCAATAGTGATAGTATTATCAAACGTTTGAGTGAAACCATGAGATCCAGCGATCGTGATAGGATCGTTTCTCATTGCCTGAATCATCAGGTCACGTGCAAAGTTTAGAGACTCAACTGTCTGTGACTCTTCACCAGCAACATGAGCACCCTGTACATATAGGTTTGCCATGTCCCAGGTACGATCATTACCACCATATGCAGTGTTGTAGGTTACTTCCTCAACAAAGTCCATGATGTCATCAATACAATCCTGTGCATTACCTGTTGGGGTTGTGAATCCAGGATTGTTTGCAAGCATCAAATCATATGCTTCATATGCAATCAGATTCTTATTAGCAATGATGAGATTACGTGCATCACCATTACGATCAACTACAGGATCTGGTTCTTCGTAAGTGATGGTGTTGTCATAAGTTTGTGATAGACCATGTGAACCAACGACGAGAACCTTCTGGTTTCTCATTACCTGAGCAGCCATCTCTTTTGCCTGCTCAAAGACATAATTGGTCTCTGCCTCTTCTCCTGCTACATGAGCACCATGTACATAAGAATAGGATGCATCCCAAGTCTTATCGTTGCCACCATATGCTAGGTTATCAGCAACTGCTTCTAGGAGATCTACAACGTCATCAATACAGTTCTGATTGCCACCAGGGACAGAGAATGCAGGATAGACAGTGAGCATTCTCTCAACTGCCTCATTAGCGATGAGGTTCTTATTAGCGAGAATGAGATCTCTTGCATCACCATAGCGATCCTTAACTAGTTCAGGTGCCTCATAAGTGATGCTGGTGTCCTTAGTCTGAGTCAGACCATGTGTACCAAAGATAAAGACATCTTCATTGCGTTGTACCTGAATTGCCATGTCCTTGGCATACTCAAATACACGAATTGACTCTTGCTCTTCACCAGTGATATGACTACCAGTTTCATAGAGATATGCAGCATCCCATGTCTCTGCGTTACCGCCATATGCAGTGTTCTCAGCAACTGCTTCTAGAACGTCTACAACGTCATCAATACAGTTCTGGTCACCACCAGGAACAGAGAAACCAGGGAAGTCAAGATGCATTCTAGCAACTGCTTCTGCTGCGATGAAGTTCTTGTTAGCAAGGATAAGATCCTTTGCATCACCATAACGATCAGTTACGAGTTTCTTCTCAGAGTAAATTGCCTTCTGACCAATCTCAATGGTTGTGCTGTCAATAACACGCTTAACATAGGTGTTATCTGGGATGACAGGAGATGCAGGGCGAGTAGCACCATTGTTTAGTTTGCCATCAGTAAACTGAGAAGGATCGTAGTCAGCAACCAGCATACCAGTGACAATACCAGAAGTATCGCCAACATTGACAATTGAGCTAGCAGCAGTTGTTGAACAACCCTGACGCTGATATGAGAAGTTTCTCATCGCAGCAATTGCTAGATCTCTAGCGTAGTTGTAACCCTCTAGAGTCTCTGTTAGTTCACCAGTGATGTATGATAGGTTATTACCAACGTAGTATGCTTCTGCTGCTTGTATGGTGTTGATGTTGCCACCGAGTCTCAAGTCTTGTACAGTAGCATCAATTAGATAACCAATGTCACGACGGCACTTGTCAATCGTGATGTTCTCTTTGATTGTGATTGCTGGATACTTACCAGTGATGTATCCATATGCTTCATATGCAATGAATTCTTTGTTTTCTTCAATTCTGTTTGCAGCGTCAAGGTTCTTGTGGTTGATTGTGACGCCACTGGGATTCAAGATGTCAGCAGTTGCAGTAAACTTCTTGAAACCATTTGGGGTTAGAGTTGCATTGAAGATGTTGTCAGCACCAGCACTTCTAGGTGTCAGTTTGACATAGAGTTTTTCATCAGTTCTTGTACCGATTCTAAAACCATCAATAGACGCTGCTGGACGTGATGTTGGATCAAATCCATCATCATTGCCTAGGTATAGTTTGGTATGGTTGTTGGGATCGTTGGATGCCTTAACGTCAAGCGTATAGTAAGCATTCTTCTTCGTGTTGCCAGTAGTTTCTGGAACAATCTGAGGAGGAATAATATCAGTGATGTATCCACCCTTATCCTGGTTGAACGCAAATCCTTTGAAACCAATTGCGTGGAGTGAGGTGTTACCGAAGTTGGAGTTAGAGTTGGTGATGGACATGTCACCACCACTTTCCATTAGGAAGTGATCAGCGAAACCAACAGCGAAGATAGAAACGTTCTGGATGAATGCGTCTTCAGTTGCTCTAACGTGGAAGTTTCTCCAGTCATCCTTCCAGTATGCATCACCCTTGGTGTGATAAGGAACCGTAGCAAATGCATCAGTTAGAGATGCTTGGTTAAAGGTATTAGTAAACTCGTCGTAACGGATGAATGCTCTATCGTCTTTCTGTAGCGAAACACCCGTATACTGAGCGATAACCATTGACTTAAAGCCTGTTGCCTTAAGACCGTTTGCCCAGATACCGCAAATACCCCAGGTAGAACGAATGGAGCAGTTAAAGACATATGGTGATGCAGACTCAACGGAGTCAACCTCTGCCTTAACAACAGCGTTAGCACTCAGACCATTCTGTGCCGTATAAGTTGTGCCGCTAACGAGACTTACAGTCGTTCCAAGGGCAGCAACTGTACCAGCAATCTGATAACTAAACTTCCTTGCATCTACAAGGTCAATAGATGAAATTGGGAACGTACCATTGAGTTGATCGTCAAGACCATTGTTCTCAATAGCGATAAACTGGTTTTTGAAGTAACCGTGGTTAACTTTTGTGGTGACTTCAACAGTGATGGTTCCTGCTGGTGAGGAATCTGTACACTTGATGCTCTCAATAGAGCGAAGGTCAGATAGAGGACCAACAATTCTAGTCTCCTGAATTCTATCAGAGAATTCGCCAGGATCATCAATAGTTGGTTGATACTCAGAGAATGCCTTTGCAATCTTTTGATAGTACAGACCTAATTCTTCTTTGTCTGCATATTCAAAGACAGTCAGTTTGTGGTGCGAATAGTTAGGAATCGCGAGTTGATCCCACTGACCATTTTGATAGTAAACTTTACCTACACCTTCGTTTCTATCATAAAGTGGCGAAGATGGTTCTAGGTCACCGTCTTTAATGGTGAACTGCCAGAAGTAACATGCACCAGTTACGTTAAAGATTGCTGAACGTCTTTCTAGTTTATCAGCAGGATCAGGAACGTATAGTGGGCGAACAACGGTTCTACGAAGGTCATAACCAACGAGGGATGAACCTCTAGGTAAGATAGCACCACCTTCGGTGTTGTTGAAGAGATATAGTTTGTTGTTTGGATCAGAAATGTCTAGGTTTGAACTATCAGTCCACTCGTTTAGTGCTTGATCAAACGAAAAAGCATCAATACCATTAGTATCTACAAGACCTGGGCGGTTATCAATATAGTGATTACCAGGCATCAACATGATCGTGAACTGGTCAAAACGATCATTGTCAGGACCAGGAAGATACGAATACCTAGCGATTTCTAGGAATGCTCTCTGGATAGACTTGAATGGTCTAATTGGTGAATTACCTCTGTTATTCAGCTCATCCGACGCATTAAAATCGTCAGGGGAGACATACAAATACTTACCAGTTTTAGAGCTGATAAGGTTGTCAAGTCTAGTCAAAGCCATATTACTCAACCGCTGCGGTTACTAAGATCTGATCTCAGATTATTTATACAACTCTAATGGGCGGTTTACGGGACTGATGGGACTTGAACCCACGGCACCCTGCGTGACAGGCAGGTACTCTAACCAACTGAGCTACAGCCCCAAACTCCCAAGGCAGGATTTGAACCTGCGACCGAGCGATTAACAGTCGCCTGCTCTGCCGCTGAGCTACTTGGGAATGTTCGCTATTTGCGAATAGCGAATGGAGAATAGGGGATTTGAACCCCTAACCCCCTGCTTGCAAAGCAGGTGCTCTACCGTTGAGCTAATTCCCCGAAAGGGGCATTTCACCCCAAAGAGTCTGTTGGATTAGAAGGTAGACTTAACCCCCATCTCCCCTTATGGGTCAGGCAACAGCAGCTGCTTGACGGGAGAATGCAACGATGTTATTCGCTGCGGTGTCAGATGTGTTTGCATCTATTTGGTGCTTATCCAAGCAGGTTTCAGTCACGCTCCTTATACCCCGTCAAAACCATGGCACCCCCTCGCATGGAGGTGAGGGGAATTGAACCCCTGTCCGAAATGTAGGTGGCGTCACCTATTCTCTCAAAAGAGAGAAAGCCACAAGTCGGACTTGAACCGACGACCTACGGTTTACAAAACCGTTGCTCTATCCAGCTGAGCTATAGTGGCGTATAAACTCTAGGTGTCCCCATTGAGAACCCCAGATTTTTTGGTTTGTCTTCGGGTCAATCCCCGAGTCCATAACCTTGTAACTATTGTAACCTAAGATGATGTCGTTTGTCAAGTACGTTGTGACGCCTTTCCAATTGACCCAGCAGTTACAATCTGTATTGTGACCGTGGTACTCGTTTCCCACCGACTCAAATATTGTATCACATCCCTCTTTGTATGTCAAACCATCTAGAGTGAAATTTTTGACGCGAAATTTTTTCCCTTCTGGGCAAATACGCATCCGAAATTCCCTGTATGGATTGTTCTGGGAATGATAGTATGCTTGCTTACCATAGAACCAATCTTCATCAATTCTCTGGTGGGTGATGATTATCCTAGCATATCGCGTAGGATGCTTCATTGCTTGTAAACGATTATCAAATGTGCCTTCTAGATAATCATGAAACTGAGTCATCAGGCATTAGGTCAGGATTACAAACTTCAACTTGAAACAAGAGTGGGTGACATTCTTCAGAGATTAGATAGTCAGATGCCCTATACATGTACTCCATTGTGAATTCTGGATTCAAAGCACATTCGGACAAGATCCACTTATCTTGCTTTTGATCATCTTCAAGAGTATCAAAAGTAAATGGCATTCCTGCAATGAAGTACATTTTCACTGGAACGTTATCCACAAAGCAATGCATTGTTGAGATTTCGTATCCAGCAAACGCCATCGGTTTATTGCAGGTTGTTGCAGTTATTTATCAGCATATGAAAACAAAAAGTTGTTAACGTAATCTTCTGAAAAGTCTTTGCCAAACTTACTTGCCATATATCCAGCAACAGGGTCTAACTCCAGCATATACTTGTCAAAATCAGCATAATAAGAGGTATCATGCTCGGTGGGTCTAGCAAATGCCAGCAACTCTTCATATGCTCTCACATATCGCTTGAAATTATTCAAGTGATTTGGGATCTCATCACGTGTACATTTGCGAACATAAATGTACCGAGAGAAGTGATTTCCTGCCTCAAAGAATCTGATATCTTTGTCAGTATTGTCAATCATGTCACTCAGCAAGTATAGAATCACTGGATGATTGAAATCTTTATGTGGGGTAGGATGCTGGAAGTCAAAAACAAGAATAACTTTCTTCTCAAAGAAACACATCAAGTCCATGCCGAAGCAAGGAAGATCTTCACCTGTCTTTGGATAGACAATATTGTTATAGATGTCTGTCTCTCCACATCTAATAATTGTCTCTCGTGACTTTAATACATGACTTCCAGTGTAGAGTTTTGACTCCAGCACTGCATCTTTAGACACTGAATGAGACGACTCATGCTCTTCCAGTTTCAGGTGATCTACAAGAAAATCTCTATACTCTTTCCACATGTTTGTACTCAATAATAGGAGTGGGGGGACTTGAACCCCCACGAGTTAATTCTCAGCGGATTTTAAGTCCGATACGTCTACCGATTCCGTCACACTCCCAAGGGTTTGTCTGTTTTCTGGAATTCATATATGACATTGCTGCCCCATACTACTTTTCCATCTCGCCATCCTTGGTCTCTACTCTTATAGTAGGAACCGTTGAACTTCACGGTAGATTTTAGCATACCGCCGTTGATAATGCAAGCATCAGTTTTCACTCTGCCATCATAATGATCTCCAGCATCAAAGAACATCATATCACAGCAGTGATTGTGTTCTTTCCAGTCTGGTTCCCAGTTCTGAACTATGATAACTCCTTGCTGCTCAAAGACTTTATGCCATTTTTGCCTGTAAGGATTATCTTCACCTATGTAATGATACCACTGCTTTGATTTAAACAAATTGTCACCGATACGCTCCCACTTGAGTTTGATGTGGGCATATCTGGCAGGATCTCTTGCTGCTTGAAACCAATTGTCGTAGAACCCTTCAAGTTTATCACAAAATTCTTTTACCACAACCAACAAACTCCAGAATAACGAATACCTGTTTGAACCTCGGTTACTCTATGTGGATACAGGTATATGGAAGGAAACATAATAATATCACCCTTACCTAGGGTTACAAAATAATCATCCCAAAAAACGAGATCACCACCAGTATAATCATCATTAAAATTTATAATAACACTGGTAACGGGTATGCCTTTTGATTTACCATCAAATAATGAGTAAATATGATCAAAATGTGGTCGCATCATCTGACCAACTTCATACTTATTAAGTCTAAGATTAGAATATTGGTAGAAAGAAACTGAAGCATTAGCATTGTTTTCAAAAGATTCCGTTTCTTGATAATAATTAATGCTATCAAAAAGAAAAGGATGAATTATTTTTTGAATGTCTGGTTGAGGCATTAATACTGATAATTCTTTAGTATCTTCAGAATAAGATGAATCCGATCCTTTATCATACCAAGAGTGTTTTTCCCAAGAACGATCTTCTATATCAGAAACTATACCATCACATATTTTAGGTGGTATTACACTTTTTCTATGTAGAATATGATCACTTAGTTTAGATGAAGATTGCATTATGAAAACATTCCTTTATCACTCATGTATTTAAGAGTCTCCTTCAAATTGCCACGATGATCTAAACCAATAGCAATTTGTGGATACTCTGCTTCTGATCCAAATTCTGCTCTAAACTGTTTGTCACTGAAATCAGCACCCAGTAAGAATTCTTTTACATCCTGACCACATGCCTCAAGAACCATAACTGCACGTTCAGATTCTTGACTACCGTTACCATAAACTAGTGCTTGAATCATTTTTGTTCGTGGTTGTACTCAATTACAATTTTTTCGTGTTTGGTAGTTCTATCACAGCAAGTGTAATACTTTGCTTCACCACCTAATATCTTACAAATATTGTCTAGTTGCGTTTTAACAGCAAATTTTCTAAAATCTTCGTCAATCACGTTGTCGCCAATCATCAGGTTTGTCTTGTTTGAACCAGTCAACGATCTCATCCGCACCTGAGAACCCTGTACGATGATTAGATGGGTCGGGATCTCCTAGTCCCATCTTATTCATAAAATCATCCATACTGCCCTCCTCAATCCCCTTGGACTGACGACGTGCTTTGTTTAACCATTCTCTAGCAGTTGTATGTGCCTTTGCTAGTTTTTCTGCCCAGATCATATCTGAGAGATCTACTGCTTCGTTGTTCGCGATCTTTTTACAAATGCCTTCTAAGCGAAGACGGTAGGCGGTAGAAAGCATACTTATTCATCCGAAAGATAGTGCTCTAGTTGGTTGATCCTTTGAAACTCTTGGTACGCTGCCTCAGAGCGAATGTGAAGAACATCACGAATATCATCCATGATAAAAGTCGGATCTATACCATCATCTAGATATTTATCTATGGCTTCCTTAAGATATCGGTATCTATGCCACTCTTGGGAATAGGGTTTGTAGTGCATAATATAGTAGACATATGCAGATAGTATAGTACAAAAAAAGAGGGGTGTCAAGCACCCCTCAATTTTATGTTATGGTGTCAGAATCAGAAGGAATACTTCAGACCGACCTTAGTGCCGTATCCACGGTCAACGCTGGAAGAACCAGAACCGACAAACGAAACTTCACCGTAGAGACCGAGATTTTCGGTAGCAGTAACACCGATGCCTGCCTTACCAGAAGGAACGGTGTCAACGTCGCCGCCATCGGGACTCTTGACAGTAGCACCTGCTTGGACGTAGTAAGAAGCAGCATCACCGATAGGACCTTCGTAGCCAACGTGCAGGTCAGTAGCAGTGCCAGTGTAGTTAGAACCAGTGAAACCAGAGTTTGCCTCTACGTTAACGTAGGGTCCTGCAAGGGCAGCACCAGCGAAAAGGGGAGCAGCAGCTGCAGCTGCGATTACAGATTTGATCATTGAAATTACCTCGTTAAATTTACTTGCGGAATGGTTACCCGCAGATGATGGACTGAGTTGTCTCAGTCGCATGGATTGATTATAGCACATGATGCGGGTCGCGGTCAAGGAGTTGGTGCGAGTAATTGAGGCACTTCTCTCATTTGCTACAGGAGTAATTTATCACGGCAAGTTGCCAAAAACAAGCCCCCTTGTGCCAGTTTTTGATACGGATAACCGATGGGTCTGATAAGGTCGGGTTATCAGTTCAGGTATATCAAGGCACCTTGGATCTTCATGTCCGTTTTTGCTTTGAGGGAAACCGCACCTGCAAGTGACTCAACACTAACGTCCCCTAGAGCAGATGTGACATCAACTCCCTCACCAGCAGCAATATTGACCTTTGCCCCTGCTGCTGAAGTAAGTGCTAGTCCTGCAAACTGCGTAAGTGCTCCTGCTGTAGCAGTCTGTGTAATATTTCCAACAACTGAGGTGAAGTTCATGTTGCCCAGCAACGCATCCACAGTAAACGAATATACTCTATCAACAATTAAAGGGGTAGAGAGTACAGCACCAGCAACTTCTGTCTTAGATACACCACCAATAGTCTGCTGATAGTCACCAAGAATCTGCCAGTTGACGTGTCCTGGCGAGATGATATTTACAGATGCTCTTGGATCAAACTGAAGATCTGTCTTCTCTGCAACCGTTGTTGACTTCTGTCCAAGAACTTCCTCAACACTAGTATCACAAGTCTGTTTGATCTTACCAGCATTCAGTTGAATCTCACCGCCACCATTTGGACCTGCTTGAATAAGAACCTTAGATTTACCAATCAAAGAAAGAACATCAGCTGCTTCAATAACAACTTTAGTTGCTCTCAATCGCAACTCTCCATGACACTCAGTAATAGCATCACCATAATAGAGATTTGAACATGCTAGTTTATCAGTTGCAGATGTCTCAGATGTATCAGATCCCTCACCCTCAGTGGGTGATTTTGTGCTAGCAGACGCCTGAGTAATAACTGGTCCCTCATACTTTGCCAGTTGCCCACCTTTTGCATTGATAATAAATCTACCACCACATGCCTTACCGTTGCCACCAGAACCAGACAGCATCATGATATCTCCATTCTGCTGAATAGAGATACCCATGCCATTTAGTTTATTCCTGATTTCAAGATCTCCATCATCTAAGATGGCATACCTCTTGCCATTGATAAGAACTGTAATCTCACGTGTGACTTCAGTATCCTGAGTCTCATCTGGTGTTTTGGGTGGTTTTGAATCTTTATTAGCAAATTCGTTGGAACGATTGCGATTTACGCCCCTATCTGACAGAATTTTATCTTCAAATCTTTGTGCCATGATTACAACTCCTAGGGACAATCAATATATTTACCAGTTCCGATCTTCGCAGATCCAACTGTGACTCTTGCTTCTGGATCCAAGCAAGCAAACGATGGGATATATCTTGCACCATATCCACCACCACCTAAGATCTTCACCTCAGGATAGCGATCAAATACAATAGATCTATTCTTGACACGAACACTAATCACTTTACCATCTTGAATAACTGCCTCAGCAACATCAGGATCTCCATTGATATAAACCGTAGGTTCTGAAGTATATTGTCTACCAGGACTTAGCATGGTAAATGAGTCAATGATACATTCTTTGCCAGCATTTTTAGGTGAGTTGAGTTTGTATCCAAATCCTGGATCAGTAACTCTAACTTCCTTAAGAAGTCCATTTTCATCCAGCAAAGGAATTGCAGATGCTCTATTACCTTCACCCGTGATGATAATAACTGGTGGTTCAACATAAGGTGTGCCTGGATTATCAATTGGAATTTCAATAAATCCACCACCAGGATCTGTGATTGGTCTACCAAATGTTGGAGTTCTTCTTCCACCATCGGAACCAGGAATAGTTGATGAACTATCATCAGAAGCTGCCTGATCCTCATCACTAAATCCTTCAGTATCAGAAAGAATCAATACACTGGTTTGAGCACCAGTTCCGATGATTCCAAATATAATGGTTTCTGTATCCTCAATGGTGTCATCCTCTGCAATTCCAACAATAACTCTTGCCGAATTGTTTTCAATAACACAAGTTCCAGAAAGACTATTACTCACAATATCACTTGGAGTAATACCATTACCGAACAATCTATAATAGAGGGTGGTTCCTGTTGCAACATTTGTAGTTCTGATTGTGTAGGTGATAAATTCACCTTCCTTTACAGTATTTCTATCTGCAGTAACACTATATGTTGGTGGAGCAGTGAGATCTTGATCATCATCACCACCGTCACCACCATCGCCTGGGTCTGTGACTGCAGGAGGATCTGCTACGGGGACTGGATTGGTGGATGGTGGTGGTGGAGGACTTCCTGGGGTTACAGGGGTTGTGGGGTCTCCTGTGGTAGGCGTAGGAGTTGTTGTGCGAGAGTCTCCAATCACACATCTAGCAACAGTCTGAGACGCTACTGCAGTGATAGTGCCAGGAGTATCTCTGGAAATTCTCATAAAGAAATCTTCATCAATCTCACTTTCACTATCAGCAAAAGTTCTTACAGAAATAGTCTTGCTGGTTTCACCAGGAGAGAATCCTAGGATTCCACTCTTCTGTTCATAATCCAAATCTTTTGTTGCAGATCCATCTCTCGTAGAGTATCTAACACTAGAAGAAACATCAAGATATCCACTACGTGTAACCGTAAATACTGCTACATCTCCTTCTTCTACATTCAAATCAGAAATAGAATACTGGATAACCAGCGGTTCTACTGGATCTTGGATTCCACCGATAGTGATGACTTCAGTATCTTCAAGTGTATTTCCTTCGTATGCTTCATCACAAGTATACTTAGACCAATCCTCACCTGTGGCAGGGAAGAGATCATCAGTAATATTCTTCAATAGATCATCTAAGAAATCACCATCTCTCTCCTCTGTCTTACAATCGGTACAGATAGTAGTAGTCTTAGAACATTTTTTGCCAGGACCATCACAAGAAATGCCAAGCAAATCTAAGACATAGTTGATAGTGTCACCAATAATATTGATGGCAGATGCTACTGCACCAAGAATATCTTCAATAGGACCAAGAACGTTTGCAAGAAGTTCTTCCATCAACGACTGAATTTTATTGATGAGACCCTCAACCAATTGATCAACAATACATGCTGCTGCTTTATAGATCTCAAACAGATATCCAAAGATAAGATCTTCCAAAAAGTTAGCAAGACGATCTCCAAGGTCTGCCATCTGACACCCAACATCATCAAGGATCTCATCAAAGAATGCAGTGACAGCACTCAATGAGTTTCCTGTTTTGTTTGGATAGATCAACAAATTAATAAGGTCTTTAACTGCGGCTTTTAACTTCTCAAGAATAAACCCTTTTACTGCAGCAACAAAGGTTTCCATAACAAGAATACCTTTATTGACATACTTTCTGCCAATTTCAATAGCATCATATAATTCTCCAGATAGTTCACCAACAAGATACGTTCCCAATTTACCGTCGTTTCTCTGAGTCTCATACAGCATCTCAGAGAGCAGTCTCTTAAATGTATTTGTAAGGTCAGTCTCTTTGCCACATTTGTCAGCGATCTCTACACAGAAGTTGATTCCTGCTGGATTTGTAGTTGTATTCTGTGCGTATTTTGCCTTTAGAAAATTAGTGCTACCACTAGATATCGTTGTTCCTTCTTCTTCAACTGTTGCACCAGTATGTGCATGTCCAGCTTCAGTTACCGTAGGTTTTGCCGTGGCTTCATCGTCCTGATCAAAAGCAACCTTATTTACATCATCAACATATGTTGTAAATGATTTACATCCAGTTTGACCAGGAGTGGGATCTGTATCATCAGCATCTGTTTTTGAATTTGCAACTCTACCAATAGATCCCATGATCATTGGTTGCTGTTTATCATTATCTAAGAAGAATCCAACTACCCAGACGCCAGGTCCGAGTTGATCAGATACAGATGTTGCACCACCAGGGGTGTGTGGATTGGTCACAGGCATCATTACCATTGCCCATGGCAAATCCTGCGTGTCTACGACATCACAAGATTGAGGGTGATATCCAACAATTCTGACTCTATACCTGCCAGACTGTTTGAAGTCACCCTTCTTATCAGATTCAATTTGACCAATCCACCAAGAGAATCCATCGGATCCAATTTGGTTTGTTGGGTAAAGACTACTCAACGCATCCATATCAATCAATCATCGTAGACTTTACACTCAAGTGCAGATGGATTAGCATCACAATACAACTCAAGTGGAGTAGGATCATGATGCTCTTCTGGATGACGCTCTGCGTATGCTTTTAATTCTTCTAGTTCGCCTTCAATATGACGACGGCGTTGAGGTGAGAGTTGAGGATTAGCAAGTTCCTCTTTGTCTGCTTCAATATGCTTTTCAATACTATCCATAAAACCTCCTTAGTTTACTTTACTTTCTTTGTCTTTGATACCGTAAGAATCACGAATTAATTCTAGCACAGTATATACATTTTCACCTGGGATGTCAAACTGATGATTCAAATGTTTAATGAGATAGGTTCCACTATGTTCTGGATCCCACACTTCTCCCTGTTCGCGTTGCTGCTCTGATTTTTGATCAGGAATTCTAACTTCAATTTTGTCACCAGCACAAAGTTCTAGGTGTCCCGTTATAGAAATTGTCAACACTTGATTGAACATTAAACCAAGTCTAGAGATACCCTGTGAAAGATAATCTTTTTGGCGGTCTAAATATTCAGACTTTTCTGTGGCAACTTCAGTTCCACTATACCAACACTCATTATTTACAAGTGTTGACATTACCCTAGATGGATATTCAGACAAAGTTGTCTGCCCAACTGGCAATTTTGTTTGACTGCCCATATGGACCATATCGTCCCATGCATCCTTTAAAGAATAAACAAACTCCTCATATTTTCCAGTATTTATGTCAAGGTAATGAATGATTGATGAATATGTTCCTTCTCTCAATTTCTTCATCATGTCAATTTCTTGACCATAGATAATTTCTTGAATCTTGTAAGTTGATTCATTTCCAGATGTCTTTCCAGGAGACCATGTGTAGTTACTTCCAACTGCTGGAGTTGAATCAATAGAACTCAATTCATCAATTGATTTATATACAAACCCCTTTCTGGTTTGAAAGAATAAGAATCCAGCTGTTCCTTTTGCTTTTTGAGCACCAGCACCCACATCGCTAGTTGTGGGTGATGATGATGTTGAAGCTCCTGGTTTGCTGGTCTTTTTAGATGGTGCTTTCTTTGCTACTGTTTTTGATTGCAACGATCTAATTACTGCAAATGGAGTCTTCTTTGCTGGTAGCATTTTAATTCTACCCTCAGACTCTTGTGCAAAAATTTGTCCAGGAGAAACTCCAAGTTTTTCTCTTAATAGTTTTGATGTAATTTCTGTTGGAGTTCCAGTCTGTATTGTATTGACTCTCATTCCCTCATTAATAAGACCCTCAACAGATATCAAACAAAGTGTATAAACTTGTTGTCTATCTGCACTAGAACGATTTGATACTTTCCAAACTCGGAATTCATATGAGTATTCATCTCCATTAACATCTTCAACTTCAAAAACTACCTTTTCAAATCCTTGAATTGGCATTGAAGAAATTAGGTTTTCTTGATTATCAACAACTACAGCGGTTGCACCAAATGCTGGGTAAAATAAATCTTCGTGGTATTGCACATGAGAACACATTGCCAGTAAGTTGGCATATGGTTTTTCATTTTCTTCTCCCGCTTTCCAAATAGAAATTTGTTTTGTTGTAAATGAAGAAGCGTAAGGTTTTGCTTTAGGATCCTGTGCCATACATCAATAAGGAGAGGGAAATAATGCACCGAATCCTGGGTCTCCCATATTTGAAATGTGAGACATTGGAGGGGCTTCACTACCGCTGCCTGCTGCGGTTTGATTATTTATGAAGATGGGATCAAGTTGCTGTACTTTGGCACTCATCTTATTGAAAAAGGCATTCTTTGATCCAGACTCAACAATAGATGCATTTTGTTGCGGTCCTCTCTGAGTTGGTCCATGAACTGATTCATAGATCCGCAACCTCTGCATTTCAGACAATTTTGGATCATTATACATTGCATTTGGTCCCGTTACCTGATCATATGCAGCAGTTCCTTCAGGGAACAACATATCTGAAAGGAAAGGAACTCTAGACAATTTACCCAACAATCTACCAACAGGAGCTAATGCTCTCATAACAGCAGCACCTCTACCAAGTCCAGAAATATTAGACATAACCTGAGTTCCTTGTCCGCTAGTTAACTGCTGTGCCAACCTCTGTCTAAGGGCACTAGTTCCTGCAGCTCCACCTGCATTAGAAATTGGTTTATTACTAAGAATTTTCTCTGCAAGAACTCTACCCTTATCAAAAGTTTTTGGTTGAACAACTCTCTGTGGTTCAATCATATCAATAAACATATTTCCCGTGGCACCACCAGGAGTGATAGATCTAATAATTCCACCTCCTGGTTTTACATACCTGTTAGCACCCCTCATAGTAGGAGCAACATATGCACCTCTCCCCAATAAAGGACGAGATCCTCTTCCAAATAAAGTGGGTTTAGGAACTTGGAATGGTGCTCCACCAGAAATAGCATTAAATCCCTGAGCTCCCATACCAGTAAAACCAGCACGGACACCACCATATGACAACCCAGGACCACCTGCACCATATCTTCTTCCGCCACCTTCACCACGTCCAGTAAAGACGCCAAGAGGATCCCACCATGCTCTTTTCTTACTTGTTGTAAATCTCCTAGTTTTTTTCTGTCTTTCCTCCGTTTCTTTTTCTGCAGATTTTCCACGAATTAAAGAATTTGTAATCGTATTTGAAACTCCAAAAGCTGCAGCAAGAGGAGATGAAATCTCTTTTAATTGCTGTGCTACTCCACCAGCAAGACCGCCCATATTTGAAACTGCCTCTTGCATCACATTCATGGTAATAATACCCGCTGCCTTAACAGGAAACTCCATTGCTTTCTGAAGATCTTCACCCATTTTGGTAAGATCAGGAATATTATTATCAACTGCCACAGACTTTTCAAAAATCTTTGGACCCATAGATGGTAGTGGAGTATCACTAACTGCAGGAGATTTTGTTCCTGTTTCATATGCTTTTGCCATCATGGGTGGTTTTCTAATCTTCCCATCAACGGCACTTGGTTCCCCCTGAGTGTAATTATTATCCAGGGGAACAATCATTTCATCACCATGAAGTTTAGCAAGATATCCACTATCTGGACCAGATGCTATACCTCCCCTCTCAAATCCTTCAGATCCACCAGCAAAAGGAAGAGACAACTGCTCCTCTCTTTCCCTGGCAGAATCTTTGATATCTTCCAGAAGGTTTAACTGAACAATATTAGACTTTGTATCTTCTGGCTTTATGAGAGCTCTCGTATCAGATAAATCTCTTTCTATTTCTTGCTCAGATTCTCTCTCATTTATTTCAGATTTGTCTTCTTGTAATTTAGCAAGATTGTTCTGATTTCTCAATGCATCAATAATCGCATCAAGTTTAGTTTCAAGCAGATCGGAATTTTGCTCAAGTTGTTTGACGGTTCCAAAGACACCCTCTTTTGCTTGGATTACGTCATTCTCAGCATCATCAAGTCTTTCGTTAATAGATGAAAGTGTAGCATTCAGTGATTTGATTACTTCAGCAAGATACTTACCGAGTTTCGCATCTTTTACCTTTACTGGTTTTTCACTAGTCGTTGGTTTTAATGGTGCTGTAGATGATGATGGAACTGCAGGAGTTTGTGGTCTCACTTGAGCAGACAATGGAGCACCAACAGCGACATTCGGGAAAGGTTGTCCCGCTTTTGCAGCTTTCTGTACTGCCATTGGTAGTGGACTGCTCTGTCCACGATTAAAATAATCAGATGCTAAAGGTGATGCAAATGGTGTTGATTGTCCTCTTGAAATCAGATCCCTAGTGTTTGTTCTTGGTACAAAGCTATTTCCCAGTGTATTTCTGATGATATCATCACGTACAGACCTCCCCAAAAATTCACCACGTTTCAATTGAGGATCAACACCATATTTTTCTGCCAATGCTTCTGCTTTAGCACGATTAGTCTTAGCGTCACTAATGATGTCAAAAATCTTCCCGACCATAAAAGACGAGAAGTCTCCACTAAATGTAGGTGAAAAATTTGCCATCTACTATGCCCCTAGCACTGCCATGCGATATTGATCAACATAATTAATAGAAGATCCACCCCTACTACTTATAACAGGAGAATCTGAATTTGATGCGACAACATTGTTTATAATGTAAATTTGCTGGACCATTGAATCCTCTTCCATGTCCTCCAGTAAACTACTATTAGATTGAAGTTGATTGACTCTATTATTTTTAGTGGGAATTAGTCCTTCATTAAAAGTTTCATTTGATCTGTTTAGTCCATCATCAACTCCCTTTTTAATTGCACCCCCAAGGGCATCAAAAAAGTTTTTAATCGTCAAATCTGGTAGTAACGGAATACCTGCACCAACTCTTCCTTCTCCAACGATTCCACGACCAACTTTCTTTGGTCCAACAATTTGCTGAGGACCACTCAATAATAATCTCTGTTCCGTTTCAATTCTAGTAGGAGCAGGACCACCACGCAACAATTCATCCGCTGCCTGTCTCATGTTCCCCTGTTCTAATGCCGCAGATAATTGGCGATATCCACCATATGCATTACCCATGCCAGCATTATATTCAAACATAATCAAAGCAGCTTTCTGTTGATCTGACATACTCTTCCAATGTTTGATATTTTTAGACAATCCCAGTTCAATTCTATCAATATCTTTTCGCAAAATTTGTTTTGCCTGACGAACAGTAATAGGTTTGGTTCTCATGGTAACTCCACGCATACCAGCAGAACCATAACCAATTGTTGGTTGACCCACACTATCAAGATAAGGGTAAATCAATGTATCATCGGTTATATCTCCCCATCTCTGATTGCTAACGACACTTCTTCCTCCAGGTTTGATGTAATCATTTACGCCTGGTGTTAATGAAGACAATGCCTCATCCTTAGATAATTCATGTAAAGCGATGCTCCTATGTCCACCACCGCCACCACCGCCAGATGAAGTGGGTGCTGTTCCACTTGCTAATCCATCAGCAAACCATCGCAAAACGCCATTATCTGCATTAAATCCAATTCCATTAACGTGCAAAGAAATGTGGGGGTAAATTCCATTATCTGCAGATACAGATCTACCAGAGGCACCCTGATAACCAATTAAAGTTCCTTTTGGAATTACTTGTCCCTCACTGCTACCTCTATATGGTAAATCTCTGAAGTGTCCCATAAGAACTTCATATTCTTTTCCATCTTTTTCAAAATAATAAGAACCATAATATCCAAAACCAGATCCACTAGGACCCAATGCATCAGCAGTTCCTTGCAATCCAACAGATGGGTTTCCGTCAGTTCCCTTTGACCTGTAAATTAAATCAACTGGTGCATAAATTGGCGTTCCAATTCCACCAGGAAGATTCATGTTTAAACCCGTTTGCTCGCCATCTCTATCTCCAGCAGGACCAATCCAAGTTCCAGATGCATAACTACCATTTCTTCCAGGATCACTTGCGGTAGTGGCAGGTCTTGAATTTCTAGCTATAATTCTCTTTGCTTCTTCTTCGGTGATTTCAGAATCCAATCCACCAAGATCATTTGTTTTATAATATGTTACGGTGTTACCGCTAGTCATTTTAACAGCAGAATTTGGTGCATTATATTCCAGATCATACTCAGGAACTACCGTGTTTAGAGGTGCTGGAGGACCGCTTGTAGGACTCTCATCATCATCTTCAGATTTCTTCTCCTCGTCTTCCGATTTGGGAAATATTTCTCTCTTAAAATCATTTTCCAATGAAGAAAGAATTGATAATTGACCCGTTTTGCCAATTTTGCTTGATATTGGCATTCTTACAATATCAAATGACAATCCAGATTTTTTCAATTCCGACTTCACTGCTTGACCCTGACCAGCACTATCAGCAAGAGATACAGCAGCAGATACTAAAGTAGAACCTACCGAATCAATTGATTGTTGATATGATTTCATCATATCTTCTCTATCTTTAGATCCTAAGATTGCTTCAGTTCCATGGAGAATTGCGGTTCCTGGTTTGGTAAGTTCAGTTCCCTGCTCATATTTTTGTTGTGGTAATGTATTAAGAGGATCAAATCCAAGATCTCTAGCAATATCAAACGCAGTAAATCCCCACCCTAAAATAGGAATAGCAGATCCCAAACTCATAAGACCACCAACAGTATCCTTTTGAGAAAATCTATACGCTGCCTCAGCAACTGCAATTCCTGTTCCAATGCCAGGAATAAATTTTCCTGCTTTTCCTAAACCTTTTGTTGCTGCAGTCTTTCCAGATTTTGATAGTGCTGACGCACCAGCTCTAGAAGAAAGTTCTTCAGTGACCTCCCTTCCCATCGTAGAAGTTACTTTTTTTGCCTTACCAGATGCCCTAAGATTTTCAGCAGATGATCTCAATCTTGCAACTTCTTTAGGATCCATCCCATCCGCAATCAAATCATCAAAAACTTCATCTGGAATTCCATTTTTCTTCAAAAATCTGGGAAGATCATCAACTCCCAAGATTTCATCTTCAAATTTACCACCTTGTCTAGTAAGTTCATTAAACAAAGACTGAGCATCACTTGCTTTTCTTGTAGCTGTAACACCCTCATCAATTGAACTCATTGGTGGTCTTCCAATAAGATCATCCAAAATTTTAGCACCAGGACTTCTTCTAGCAGTTTGACCAAGAGCTTCTGCTAAAGTGTCCTTTCTCTTAGTGCTGTATCTTAATTCTTTATATCTCTTGAAAGCTCTAGCATCTAGACTCGCTCCAAATCCCCTCTGTGCAAGACCAGAAACAGCACGAAGAACACTACCAACCGTTCCTTTTTTTCCCCTAAGAGAATCAAGAAATTTTCTGAGAGCAGCACCACCCCTACCACGCAACATATCTGCTGCCACACCGAGAATGTCTCCAAGGACATCAGATTTTTTACTCTTACTATCAGTAATTGATTGTAATTTTCTGGTAGTAGATAGGTCTTTTTCCGCTTCTAGTTCATTTTCTCGCCTTTTTACTTCTGATTCATCGGCAATTTTTTTCTGATAATCTTGCTGTGCCGAAAAAATTTCTAAGATCTGATCAAATCTTGCACCAAGCATCTCATTTTGATCAAAAATGAGTTTTTGAGTATCAATTAGAGTATTCTTTACTGAAGCAACATCGCTTGATAATTCTCTAACTCTAGAATCAGCAAGAGAGATCTTTTCATCAAGACCCCTCCCTAATAATTTTGATACTCCCCTTCTCGTATCAGTGTCTTTTACAGGAATAGAGTCGTCCTCCTTTAAGAGTTCTCTTTCTGCACCATCAAGATCAGATTTTGGAGTTTTTTTTAAATCATCAAATTGAGCCCTATATCTTGCTTCTTTATTTGATTTTCTATTTGTTTCTGCAGCCGATTTTCTTGGATCTAAGTTTCCAAGAGTTCTATTGTAAAGATCACCGCCAAACTCGCTTTGAAGTGCTTTCGCGAATAAAGATCCTGGTCTTGCTTTTTCTAAATTTTCAGTCTCTCTTCTATCACTCTCACCTTTTGCCATTCCAGCAGCATTCAACAGTTTTCCAGCAATGAAACTGGAAAAATCGCCACTGTATGTTTTAGTGATATTTGACACTATCTATTCTTTGCTGCTTCTTGTTTTTGTTTGACCTCTTCAAGGTATTGCATGAGGAAGGTCGTGTAAACTTCCCTCTCCCACGGAATCCAATTTTCAATCTCAGTCAAAGAATATTTATGGTACTGCATCAAAGCAAAGTTCATTTTATAGTACCCTTCCAGGTTATTCTGAAAGAGTGCTATGCGAAAAAACTCTGAAGACCCTCAATAGTGTAATCAGACGAAACTCCAGTATTTGGATTTACGACAGAAAACTTATGACTGAGTTTTGGTGAAGTTGCGTAGAATTGTTGAATCTTCTCAAATTGTTTTGTAGTCAGACTATCAACGAATTCACGAAATTCTTTCTTCGTTGTGGTAGAAGAATCGTAAACATCTTCACCTTGGAAAATCTGATCAATGCTATCAGCAATAAAAGTATAAACTTGCTCAGTTTCCATATCTTTCTGCAAAAACTCGCGATCTACGAATTGCTGCATACTAGGGTAATTCATGATAATGCCAAACTCATCATCAAACATGATTTTTTTATCATGTCCTTCTGGTTTGAAAACCTCAACTTCGTTAATATTGATATTTGCCTCAACTTGCGTTTCGTTGTCGTCAAGACAAGTAACAGTCAATGTGATCATTTCACCAATAGACGCTGCTCTGATCTTAAGAAACAAATACTCAAGATCAAAGCTAGGGAGAGATTCTACTTTAATTCTTGAAATAACGCAATTTTTGATTAGATCCTTAACCGCACTAGTAATCTGCTTTTCGTCTTGTGACTCCAATGCGAGTAAAAGAACTTTTTCCTCTTTTACCAAAAATGGACGATATCTAACAGTTTTTCCATTGGAAGGTAATTCCAACTCATAAGTTGGATACCCAGGGGTTGGCAAAGCCATAATATGTACCTCAGGTCGTATATTTATTTATCGCGACTTTTTGACCAAAAAATTGGCGGAAAAAATTTTCCCAGTTTCATGGAATCAAAAAATTGATTTTGCCTCAGGGATTTTCGGGTGTTACTGGTGCAAATGGATCATCCCTACCAATCGGAATTCCGTTCACTGTTTTTGGTTGTGTTGTGATATTTTCTGTCTGATTTGCATACGAGACTGTATGCCTTGTATAGTAGAAATTAGCGGTGCATCTGGTAACCTGAGATGATCCATAGGAGAGAGGAACCGCATCAATAGAATATGGATAACAATTCTCCAGAATGTATGCCATTGGTGCTCTACCATTAGAAGCAGTACCATTTGGTTCTGTTTTAACGATTCTAAGTTTACAAGTATAATCATCCATATACCTAAGACGATTCACTCTCTGGGTGTTTTGTTCTTTTGCTCCAAGAGCTCCCTCTAAATTACCATTGCTGTATCCAGTGATTGGTTCGCTAAAGATATAGTCATACCAAGCAGAAAGGAATTTTAATGCAGTAAGATCTGCATCTAGCAGAAACCCCAGACTCAAATCAGTAAAAATTCTAGTATGTGGATATGAGATCGGTCCTTCTCCCAAATATCTCCCCGTGATTTGTGCAGTGCCAGATTGAACGTTTGGTAGTTGTGCTTCATCACAAAGCATTGTCACAACATCTTTACTATCACCCGAATAAAATTTACTAACAAAATCTAAATTTTTGCCACCAAAATCAAAGATAACATCAAATCCAGTAGTCATGGACATTCCGCCCTTGACTCCCATTTTTTTCATGAACTCGTTGATCTTTGTTACTGCCACCGCTAAATAAAATCGTGGGACTTTATATATTTATGGCGTACTCTGGACTGTATAAACCAATCAATCCAAAGAAGTACCGTGGCAACCCATCTCGCATCATCTATAGATCACTATGGGAACGTAAGTTCATGGTGTTCTGTGATAATAATCCCTCAATTTTAGAGTGGGGTAGCGAAGAAGTTATTATACCATATCGCTGCCCAACCGATGGTAGATTACATCGTTACTACCCAGACTTCTACATCAAAGTTCGCGAAAAGTCTGGACAGATTACGAAATATATCATTGAAGTAAAACCCAAGAAACAAACAACACCACCGAATGACAAAAACAAAAGGACTGCTGCCTATAAGCGGGCTGCCCTGACGTTCATGAAGAACCGTGCCAAATGGGACGCTGCTCAGGACTTCTGTGAGGATAGGCAGATGAATTTTTTAATCCTAACAGAAGACCACCTAGGAGTATAGACCAATGGCACAAGGATTTGCAACCATCCAGCGTAACTCTACAAAAGAGAACACTGGATACACAACTCTGTTTGAAAAGATAACAGAAATGACAGGAGGATCAAAGCAATCTTTCTCGTGGTACAAAAACGCTGTTAAGAAAGCAGCATCGGATTACAAAAAAGATCCGAAGAAACTAATCAGAGAAGAACGAGTTGACAGTAGAGGAAACGAAGAAGAACCAGATGAAAACTTACTAAGGCGTTATGCTGTTTCTGGTCACCTTTATATGTTTGAATATGAAGCAAAGATGAGACATCTTCCATACTATGATACATTTCCACTCGTTTATGTAATAAAAGCGACTCCAACAGAATTCTGGGGTGCGAACCTACACTATATGTCACCAAAGAAAAGAGTTATAGTGGTGCAAAGATTATTAGAGGGAAGGATTGACATTCCTCGCCTATGCTTCCATAAATACTTAATTGAAAAAGTTGATGGGTTCATGTTGGACCTAGCATCTGCTGAATGGGACACTGCTATTCTATTGCCAATAGAAAACTTTGTTAGAACTGTGAAGGGTTCCAATAAAACTTTACCATACACGAAAGAACTTGTATGGGAAGATGTGGATGAGAGTTACTATGACCGAATCAAAACAAGAAGGGTCATTCGTGGTTATGGAAAACCAAGAGACACAAAGATGGTAAAATAAATGGCAGCATACCAACCAAAACAGGGTGACTATTATAAGGAAACAAACGACGTTTATTGGTATTGGAACGTTGGTGCGTTTGGTGCTGGATCGTGGACAAATACTAATGTTAGAGGAAAAGCAAAGCCATCGTACTTAACTGGACAAGAAGTTGACAGGGTTACAAAGGAACCAGTTTTACCAATTAGTCTAAACTTAGCAACATCCACACTCAGTGGTGCTATAGAAACCCCAGCAGTTTCCTCAACCGTAAGATATCCAGCAAATATTCAGTTTGATTCGGATACTGACTATGTGGTATTTCAATTTGGTAAATATAAACCTCCATTTAGCCAAGAAAGTGACGCTGGAATAAATGTAAACTCATACGAAGCATACAACAATTCTATCAGAGACTTAGAAATCCAAACAATATCGGTAAAAAAAATAGATGGGTCTGGAGATCTGAGAGAAATTAAGAGTATCATGTTACCTATGCCTCAAGATCTAAGTAATGAACTGAAAAATGACTGGCAAGGAAAATCATTTACAAGAATGGGCAAGGCATCTATTTCCGCTGCCGCTGGTGGTGCGTTTTCAACACCTATTAAAGCAGCTCAAGATCTATCTGGAAATATGAATGCTTTAAGGGAAGCGTTGACAACAACAGTCCTCAATAAAATTCCAGGTGTTGGTGGAAACCTTACAGCAAATGATATCTCTGGATCTACCAGAGGAGTCGTTCTAAATCCAAACGCAGAAGTCTTGTATGACTCTCCAAACCTAAGAGAAATTGGAATGACTTTTAAAATGGTTCCAAGAAACAGTGATGAAGCGGCAGATATTAAATCAATCTGCGATGCTTTTAGAATGGCATCATCTCCAATCTATGGTGGTGCTGGACAACTACTTACAGCTGGAGGAGAAGCTGAACAAATCAGTCAAGATAACTTCATCAGAGTTCCATTTCTATGTAAATTTACTTTTAGAAAAGGTTCATTGGATCACCCCTGGATACCACAATTTAAACCCTGTGCCATCACAAGAGTTCAAGTAAACTACACTCCCGATGGAACTTATGCTACATACAGTGACGGTAGTTCCGTGGCAACAGAGTTAAGCATCAACTTCCTAGAGAGCAAACTCATTTACCAATCAGAAATTAACAACGGTTTCTAATGTATTTTTCACTCATCCCAGACATCAAATATGATTTGAAACCAATCAGTTATCCGTTCTCGGAATCTGATTATATTACTGCAAAAAATTTCTTCAGAAGATATCAAGTCAATCCAGACATCTTTGACTATGCTATCTTTTATAAAAAATATTCAATAAAAAATGGTGAGAGAATTGAAAATATCTCTGAAAAATACTATGGCAATTCTTTTTATGATTGGGTTATTATTCTAACAAACAACTTTATAAATCCACAGTTTGCTTTACCACTTGATTCAGAGACCCTAAGAAAAAGTGTGGAGTATAAGTATGGTGAACTAGAAGCATATTCTAACATCCACCACTATGTCACCAGTGAAGTAAAGAATGGTGATTTGATTGCACTGCAAGCAGGATTAATTGTTGATCAGAATTTCTATAGTTCTCCATTCACTTACTGGAATGGATCTCAAACCGTAACGGTTCCTGGAAATACTGTGAGTTCCCCTGTGACTAATTACGAGTATGAAGTAGAGGAAAACGAAAAGAAAAGAGAAATCTTCATCCTCAAAGAAACTTACTTCAGAAGATTTGTAGAGGAATTCAAAACTAAAAACCTCTACCAAGAATCATCTGACTTCATCTCCAAGAGATTAAAAAAGGTCGCAGTTTAGTGCGACCTTTTGAGCGAAAAATTTACGGAAAAAATTTTTCCAGATTTATGTAATCGTTAATCAAAATTTGAAATGATACGCTTACACTCTTTCAAGTTTTTCTTACAGAAGGCATGAACATAACTGTTCGCATCTGTACTCATAGTATAGTGAGCGTGAGTGTGTGCTAGTTCAATCACCGCCAAGAACCCAACACACAGGGCTACGAAGTGGCATATAGGACTTGTGGCACAGCATGTTAGGTTCTTTTTGAAGTCCATCAGAAGCGATACTTAGTGCCGACTTCAACTTTCCAGTCAGTCTTAGTGTCAAAACTGAGTGCCTCAAACTTTGCCTTAGCAGAGAGTTTGTCGGTCAGTTTGATGCCAGCACCAACTTCAGCGGCAACGAAACCATCAACACTAGCACCATCGGGTGCTTTAGCACCGCCACCCAATTCTACATAGGGGGCGACTTTACCAAGTTTCCAGTCGTAACCAAGACGTGCTTGATTTACAGTTTCCTTATATGTGCTGTCAGATCCTTTGAATTCCGATTTGGTGGAAACGTAGGGTCCTGCAAGGGCAGGTGCTGCGATCATGGGCAGTGCCAGAGCAGCAAGAGCGATTGCTTTCATTTGTTTTTCCTTTAGAGTAGGGTTTGTGTCATTAAAAAAGACCTCTGTATTCTAGCAGAGGTCCGTATATTTAGAGTTAAGGATCAGTTAATGTTTGATCCCTGACAATCACTCTTCAGCAAGACGAGCAAAGTAGGACAGAGCATCGTCATCATCAACGACTGCCTCTTCCTTTACAGGAGAGGGAGCAGCAGTCACACGACTACGGAACGACGAGGGTTCAGGAGCAGCGACAGGTTCATACTCTTCGTCATCCACAGAGGGGACGGAAGCAGGACGTGAACCAATGCCAAGCACCATGTTCAGACGACGCTCAAGATCCTCGTAGGACTTGAACTGGTCTTTGTTAGTGAACGCTTCCAGAGAGTGCTCGGACTTCCAGATGCCTTCCAGTTCATCATCGTCTGCACTGAGAGCAGAGACACTATCAAACTCAGAAGAATCATAGTTCCAGTAACCAGCAACTTTCTTGATCTTCAGTTTGAAGTTAGCACCTTCCCAAAGGTCAAAGACATTGACGGGGGTCTCGTCTTGGAACTCGGGTTGCATAGCAGCAAGGATCTTGTCATGGATCTTCTTGCCATACTTGTAGAGGAACACCTTGCCCTCGTTCTCAGGGTGCTTAGGATCCTTCACGACAAGGATGTTACTGTAATACTGGAGCTTACGCTTCTGCTTACGAGCAGTCTCTTTGTCTTCATCACTACCGCTGTTCCAGAGACGGCGGTTGACTTCACCAACGGGATCCTTCTCGTTGAGAGTGGTCAGGGAGTTCTCAATGTACCAACCACCAGGACCTTGGAAGGCATGGGAGTACAGTTTTGCCCAGGGGATAGTCTCACCTTCAGGGGCGGGGAGGAAACGGATAACAGCGTACCCGTTGCCAGAAGCGTCAACCTCTGGTTTCCAGAAACGGTCATCAACGTTCTTACCGCTGGATGACTTTTCAAGTTCCTTCTGGAGGAAGTCAAAGTTGTTCTGGGATTTACGCTTCAGATCTGCGAATGACATTCGGATTACCTCGGATTAGTTTGGATTTGGTTTGTGATGCCCTATCACTCAATCATTATACATGGGCACAGGGTAGGGCGTCAATCCCCTGTGCCACTTTTCAAGATGTCCTGAAACTCACGGACCTTGCCCAGGAGTTCGTCAAACATATCATTAGGGCTGAGATTATTATTCCCACCCAACAAAACAACTGCTTGCTTGATGCTTTCAGCAACAGACTTTGCTTCTGGGTCATCACTCAAACAGATGCGAGCATGAAAGATCTTTTGTTTTTCAATTAACTTTTCCAGTGCCTCAAAGTATTCCAACTTTCTCTCTTTATCTAAGAGAGTAAGGTTCATGGCACAACGAAAACAAAACTCTTGTAACACGGTCATCTCTTGGATCTCACCGCGTACTAATTCAGACTGGAAAAAACTACTCATTACACCAACATCAACTTTGCTCTGGACGTTTTCTTGATGAAGTTTAACTTCTGTGCTTCATATTTAAGCTTCTCTTTCAATGGTTTTGAGATCAACTTGGGTACGGATTCCACTTCAATCTCATTTAGTTCACAAAGATGCAGCACCGCATCAATGTAGTTCATGTCTTGATTACTGAGAGCTATTTTTTCAACTTCTTGAGAGAACTTCGCACTTGTCATAAATTTATCTTCCAATAAGTTCTTTTTTTCCATATCGTGTCTTGTATTCGTCTATGTACTGGATTAATTGCAAAAGATATTCCTTCTTAGGCGGAACAACCTTGACCTGTGTCTCTCCGTTTTCACAGGCAACGATAGTAACGAGTTGCTTAACACTCAATCCATAGATCTCTTGAAGACAACAAGCGTATGCTGTTTCCTGAACAAAGTAATCGTATAAGTAACTATCTTTCTTTGGTTCAGCAGCAGTCTTGAAGTCAATGATAGATAATACTCCATCAAATTCAGCGATGCAATCAACGCGACCAGCAACTTCTAGATGGTCGGAATAAAGTGCTGCCTCTTGTAGGTAAATATTATTTATGCGGTCTAGGACATCCCTAGAATGATGAAACATAAGTACAGGAAGAGGATGCTGCTTGTACTCCTTCAGTTGTAGGCGATTGTTTAGATAATCTTCCGTGATGCTGTGGTATTTTGTACCACGACCTGCGGAACGTGCAGAGATATTCGCTGCTTTTTCTTTACCGACACGTGCTCTCCACTTAGCAAGACCTGCTTGCTTCTTAGAATTATTGCTAATCACAGTGGTGATTGACGGATATTGATTGCCAGATGGTGTTAGATAGACACGTTTTCCATCTACCATTTCTGCGGTCATCTCAACAGGAGTCAGATCACCAACATGATTAAACAATTGCATTACAAACCAAGCGTCAATTTACTAATTAGATAAGACTTCACAAGTCCAGAGCGAACAATATCATTCACTCCAAATTCTACCATAGAAAACTCTTCCATGTTCTCTAGGATGCGTTGGAAGTCAAGGATACCAGTGCGTTCATTTGTTTTCTGTAGGTCAGACTGATTGACATCACCACAGAAACAAATCTTACTGTCCTGTCCAATACGAGTCATGATTGAATCAAGTTCGTGGAAGTTCAGGTTCTGACACTCGTCAACAATAACGATAGCATTGTCTAGTGTAGTGCCACGAAGGAAAGATGTAGACCAGAAAGAGATAGTCTCCTGATGCTTAAGATTCTCATAGAGCATCTCAAAACTATTGTCATCAGGCATCTCAAACATGTGCTTCACCATATTCTTGTAAGGAATCTGATAGAGCGATGCTTTATCTTCGTGTGTGCCAGGGAGGAATCCAATCTCTCTGGTTGCTACAAGTGAACGGACAATGTAGAGTTTCTCATAAGGAGATTCTTCATTCAGGATATCCTGCAGTGCTAAGTACAAAGCAATGAATGTTTTACCTGTACCTGCCGCACCATAGGCAAAGATGTTTTTGCCTTCACCCCATTGATCAAAGAACAACTCTTGGTTGTCTGTCAGTGGTGTGATATCTAGAAGGTAAGACTCATTGATTGGTTTCTTACGCTTCAATTGCTTCCGTGACATTCCTTGTCCAGGTGCTTTGTTGCCTCTACCTCTTGCCATAATTTACCACTGATAACTATCTTTGTGTCGTGTTGAGTTCCCGTAACCAGGAACTTGTTTTACCTTGGCCATCACATCCTTCCAACCAGGATGTGTCTTGGACATTTTATCACGCCAGTCACCGACTTCGCCAGCACTAGCACAACCTTGAGACCAATCTTTGTCCCAGTCAGGATTTTCTTCTTTCCACTGGACGTACTCTGCCATGGGCATGTAGAGTTCTTTTGTTTCTCCAGTCTTTAAATTTTTAACAGGATAAGTAGGCATCAATTCCACTCCAAAGCTTCAGCACAAACAGGAAATTGTTCCACAAAGATTTGCTTACAGGCGTTAGCAATATCCATGTGTTCTTTCTGAGTACCATGGGCACTCCGTAGATCTATATAGTGGATCCAAGAACGAACAGATCCTGTCATGTAGATACGGGTGGGTGTTGCCAATGGCAATACAAAACGAGCACACTCCTTTGCGATTCCCATCTCTAGCATGTGCTTGTAGATGTCCATACCACTCTGGAAGTGTCGCTTGATAGTGATCTCAAGTTCTTGTTGAACGAAAGGATCAACATCATCAATAGAGTTCTGACGGTTCTTAGTATCCTGACGGCGAAGATCAAACATAGGGATCTCATCTGCCAAGAGAGAACTGTCAGCATACCGCTGAGAAAACTCTTGATATGTGAAGGATCTATGACGCAAAATTTGAGCTGCGATACCCCTGGTGGTATTGATCTCAAGGGTCATGTGTGCCTGCTCAAAGACGCTCCAGTGCCCATGCTTGATGCAGTAGGACAGGAGACCAGCAACCTTAGGATTGTCCTGGTTGTTCGGGTTGCTGACTCTCGCCACGTACCCCATCATCTTCTCCGCTTCGGGAGTCACTGACACTAGATTGACCAACCCATGTTGTTGCTTCATTCTTAAATCCTTTACTCAGTCGTTCACGTTTTGCAGCGAGATCTCTCTTGGCAGTGAAGAGTGCTTTCTTCATGTACAAGATCTCTTCATTACTATACAGCATCGGGTTCTTTTCCGCAAGCTTGATCGCTTTCTTTGCTGCTTTGATTGTATCCTTGTATCTCATTAAGGGATTTCCTCCATGTTTAATCCGCATACCCGTCGTCGTCATCACGACCCTGATAGAACCCAAGCTTGGGGTTTCCTATCTCGCTTTTGTAAGCGTTAACATCGGAATAAACCTCGCTCTCAAGTGCATTAGTCAGAGACTTGAGGTTCTTTACGATGAGTTTTAGTCTCTCTTTATCCATGTATTTATTCTAACATGTGTCAGGATTATAGCATAAAAAAAGGAGGGGCGTCAACCCCTCCTGTTACTTGCTTCAACTTCAAGCAGACGCTCAAAGTATTCATGCAAGTGCATATTATAGCAGGACCAGTATGTTACTCCTCTATATTTGAGTTGATAACAACTGGGTGGTCTGCTATCTTTATCCATGTCATCATGATGATAGACATAGTTTTCCATATCACTTGTTATAAGTGTGACCGCGATAGCAGAATGTTCCATGAACTTCTTCAGCACCTTGCTGGCACTCATAGCGAACACCACGATAAGTGGTCATCGCAATCTGAGCATCGTGAAGTGCTGCTTGCTTCTGGATCTGCTTCTTGATAAGGGTTAGTGTGTTCATTGTAGGTACTCCTAAAGAAATGAGATAATTAAATCCCGTTCCTTCAGTCGTGTGCGTCCTTGCTATCAAAACAATGAGGATCTGTATGATTCATCCAGTGGATGAGAAGATCAGATTTCTCAAAGGGAGTGAAAAGAGTTGTCTCTTCCAATCCTTGCTTCAACCATTCATAGTCTTCACAGCGAAGATAATTCTCCACTGGGACATGACTAAAGAAAATCAAAGCGAGTGATAACATAGGATGAACGCTCCGTTCCGCGACTTACTTGCGTCCCACCCGAGAGCGGGATGAACGTATGGTTATTATACCATACTATGTATGCTTTGACAATTGTATTGGTTAATACAGTTTATGGTTCGTAATGCCTAACCATATACCGCTCCAGTGCTCTGACACCAGCAAGAGTGTCACCTGCCCTAGAAATACTGACATTACAATCATCACAAATGTATCCACGGAACTCCCCTGTGATATGGCAATGATCTAATTGTAGTGACTTGCGGTAAGGTCCACTAGGAACTTTACCACAACAATCACAAGGAGTACCGTCTGGTGGTTTGGGATAGAGTTTTTTAAGATCTCGGATTACTTTCGCTTCTTTACGGATGCAATCTTTACAATCAATATTGATGCGTTTCTTTATTTTACCTTCACCACGACGACTAAAGCAGTCAATTGGTTTTACAATACCACATTTCCTACAGGGTTTAGTCTTTGGTAGAAAGGAATCGGAAAGATTTACTTCTTCTTTTTTCTTGGATCTTGCCATAATTTAGGATTGGTTCTTCCCTCAGTTTGTCTCATGCTAATTACATTGCGATACTTGTCCCAATAGTAATCAAAGATTTCTACCCTCTTTCCAGCAGTAACGATGTCATAAACAACACCGTTACCATCATCAAACTCTATCAAATATGCCGTATGTGGTAGAGATCTATCTTGTGCTAATTCAGGATCACAGTTAGCATGAATGATATTTACTCCACTCGCCATATCAAGACCTACCACCCCATTTAATTTGTGGGAATGCCTCTTCCACACATGCCTTTGTAATCTTCCAACGTTTACCGATCTGCTTGTCCTTTGCAAGACAGAGAACTTCTGCCTCGCCAGAATGAAGACCTTCAAGCATCTGGATAAACATCATCTCACGCTTCGCTTGCTTGACGCTAGAACCACCCTTAAAGAAGTGGTGGAGCAGTCTGACCTGCTGCTCCAGTCGCGTGTGTTCTGTGCCCTCTGGTGCCTCGTTAGCGTTGTAAGGAGGGGTTCCTGGTGGGAGCAAACTAACTAGAGACTCATCAAAATTTACAATTAGAACAGACCTCAATGCCTGGGAGTTGTACTCCTGCAGCAGTGTGATCTTTTCTTTTTTAGTCTTAGCGTTGGATACTTTCTGGAGCACCTCATGCATCAAAAGTTTCATCGTCATCGTCCTCAATAAATCTCACTGATAATAGTTCTTCGTTAATAACAAGTCCTTCGTCATCATACATCTCGGGATGCATGTTCTGGAACTCTTCTCTGGTATAGAAATAGTCATGCATAAAGTCTTTAACTGTCCACCCTGCTACAACCCCGACACATAAAAATATGAAAGATGATGTTGCCGAGAAAAATAGGATTGTTGCCGTTTCCATATTCCAACTCCTGTTGTGGTTACTGCCTGCCCCACCTCAGTTCCAAGTTAAATTCAACTTTACGTTTGAGGAGGGAGAATGTTTGCTTGAACCCAAAACCTCTCATGGGTTTTGGTGCCTTGTCTTCTTTAGCCCTCCTTAGCATGAGCTCTATGCCCTTATTTATGTTGATATCCTTATCATTTTTTGGCACTTACAAAACCCTCTTTCACTAAGAGTTGTGCTACTTCAACCAGACTAGTGTAATGTTTTTCGTCAATTACAGTAAAAGGAAATCCAACTGCATCGGGAAAATTTTTTCTGAAATTTGATTTGTTGCTTGAGTCAATTAGTTCTTCCTGATACTCCAAATTTGCTCGTTTAAACAGTTCTTTTATTTGTGTACAATAAAAGCACCCAGGGGTTGTATAAACTTTAATCTCCATAAAAAAAGAGGGTCTGTAACGACCCCCAGTATATCACAGAGCGTTGCCTCTTGGCAACACTTCTTCAGGAAATACAAAGTTTTCGTGTGGTTGGTCTACTGGAGCCATCCAGGCACGGAGTCCTTCATTGAGGAGGATGTTTTTCGTATAGAACGTTTCAAACTCTGGATCCTCTGCTGCTCTAACTTCCTGAGACACAAAGTCATAAGCACGAAGATTGAGTGCGAGACCAATGATACCAATAGAACTTGTCCAAAGTCCCATGACAGGAACGAAAAGCATAAAGAAGTGCAACCAACGCTTATTGCTGAAAGCAATACCAAAAATCTGAGACCAGAATCGGTTAGCAGTGACCATGGAATAAGTTTCCTCTTCCTGAGTCGTATCAAATGCCTTGAAAGTGTTTGCTTGTTCACCATCTTCATACAAAGTATTCTCTACTGTAACACCGTGGATTGCAGAAAGCAATGCACCACCCAGGATACCTGCCACACCCATCATATGAAATGGATTCAGTGTCCAGTTGTGAAATCCTTGGAGGAAAAGAAGGAATCTAAAGATTGCTGCCACCCCGAAGGATGGAGCAAAGAACCACGAGGACTGACCCAGTGGGTAGATAAGGAATACGCTGACAAAGACAGCAATAGGACCAGAGAACGCAATAGCATTGTAAGGACGAATACCGACGAGACGTGAGATTTCAAACTGCCGAAGCATAAAACCTATGAGAGCAAAGGCTCCGTGGAGCGCCACAAAAGTCCAGAGTCCCCCAAGTTGGAGCCAGCGGACGAAATCTCCCTGAGACTCAGGACCCCAAAGTAGAAGAAGAGAATGACCCATAGCGTCAGCAGGAGTTGACACTGCTGCCGTAAGAAAATTAGCACCTTCAAGGTAGGAAGACGCCA